CTACAAGAAGATGAAGGCGCTGGGACTGCGGCGCGAGCGCTCCGAGTAGGTAACCCCCTGCATTTGCTCCTCCTTTTCGTTGTTTCCTAAAGCATCGGCGGTGCCAGTTGCCGCCCGTGTGTCCGTGGTGTGCTCAGCCGCCGCCACGCCCACCAGGCGCAGCGCGGCGACACGGCTGGCCATGTGCTCGACGTCTCGCCCGACATAGTACGTGGCGGTGACGGCCGGCGTGGAGTGCCCGGCCAGCTGCTGCGCGGTGGCGATGTCCCCGCCTGTGTCCCGAATCAGGTGCGTCAGGAACGTCTTGCGGAGGGTGTGGAAGGTCGTGCCCCTGGGCAACTCCACGCCCGCGCGCCGGGCGATGCTGCGCACCAGCTTCGCGGTGTGCCACGCCTCGTGCCGCATGCCGCCCTTGCGCGGCGCCGGGAAAACGAACTCCGACGTAGCCGCCCGCCGTGCGCGCTCAATCTCCGGGAGTAGCACCGGGTGCAGCGGCACCACCCGCGCCTTGCTGCCCTTGGTGGTGCTTCGCGCCCAGCTGCGCCGGTAGTGGACGGTGCCCGTCGGGCCCTCGTCCAGGTGGAAGTCATCCCAGCGCAGCCCCCCGAATTCGCCACGCCGCCCGCCGGTTAGTACCGCCAGGAGGAGGAGGAAGCGAAACGGGCCCGCCGCGTCAAGGATGCCGTTCACCTGCTCTCGTGAGAGGAAGACGACGGGCACCTTCGGCACCGTGGGGCGCACTACGCTGTTCCACGGATTCTCCTTCGCCGCGCGGAGCCGGTTGACGGCGTACTTCCAAATGAGGCGCCCGCGGATGTGGAGCTGCCGCACCGTGGCGGGCTTCTGCCCCGCCTTCCGCGCCTTGGTGAGCAGCGCCTCGCAGTCGGCCGGGGTGACGTCCGCCGTGGGGGTGCTGCCGAAGTGCGGGTCGAACCAGTTCTTCACTTGGCTGCGCATCGGCGCCTGGCTGCTCAGGTGCGCGTGCGCCTCCAAGTAGAGCTCGTGCATCCTCCGGCAGGGGATGATGTTGAGGGCGTCTACCTCGAGCCCCTTCCGACGGCGTTCGGCGAGGAGGTGCAGTTCCATGGCGCGCTTATGCGCTGCCTCCTGCATCACCTCGCTGCACCGCTCACGGCGCACCACCCCGGCCGAGTCGGTGTAGCGCACCCACCAGGTGCCGTACTCCGGCGCGCGCCGCTGCAGGCGCTTGCTCGCGGCAAGCACCGCCTTGCCCTCCTTGTTGGGCCTGAAGTACGCCCCGGGCTTCACTGCTTGCCTCCCTGCGGCTGAGCTGCCAGCCATGCCTTCACCTTGTCCGGGTCGAAGCGCACGTTGCGGCCGAGGCGGATGAAGGGCAGGCCCGAATTGCACCGCACCTGCTTCCACACCCAGTCGACGGAGAGGCTGAGGTAGGCGGCCACGTCAGCCGCTGTCCACAGTCCTCCCTCGGGCACGACGACGAGCGAAGGGCGCGCGTTGCCAGAGGCACCGGAGTTGTTGGAACCACCATCGCAGTTGCCCATATCCTCACCCCCGCTCCTCATTGCCACCCCACTGAACAACCTATCAGGTTCAACGTCGTAAGACAACCCTACGGGGCGGGCGCGGTTCCGCCATGCGCGTGCGCGCCTACATCAGCAACCACCGCGCCAATTCACGGCGGGCATGGGCGTTGAGCATGCCCAACGACGTCGAGTGCGGAAGTGAGGTGACAGGCGCCCGCAGGCACGCGCACGAGCGCGTGCTGCGAGGGCGCGGACAGTGCAGACGCTGGACGCACCGTCCAGCTTCGGAGAGCGGGAGGCACCGGGGTGGCGCTCAATGCCGCATGCGCGGGCGGGCTGCATAGTCGGACGGCGACGCGCGACGTAGCCATAGCCCCTCCAGAGGCGGACTGCGGGCTGGGGGCGCCATGCTCGGCGACTCGGCTCTGTGCTGGTTCTAGCTGGGCGAGCACTGCGTAACCCCGGAAAGACGGCTCCGCGCTGACAGAGGTAAGACTGGCAGCGGGAGCCGGAACGCGAGTGGTCCACCGCAGTGGTGCCACCGGCGCTCAGAAGTCTGGGTTGGTGTCTCGCTGCTTACCTGAGCCGAAGCCCCAGCGAGGTACTACGTGCTTCACCATGCAAGGTGCACCCGCTGTGCGGGCGCTGTCAAGCCCGACTGCTACACGTAAGCAGCCCGAGCGAATGGAGCACCTTGGTGCCCGCGTCCTCATGCTGACCGTGATGCTCGCCGTGGTCGTCGCAGCCCCATGCGCTGCCGCAACTGCACGCCAGGCGCACAGCGGCGGAACAGCACGTGCCTGCGTCACGGCGGGCGCGGACAGGCCGGGCTTGGCGCGCATGGACACGCAGGTGGCGCGGCGGACTGGGGCATCATGGCTTCGAGTTCCTCTCCGCAGCTGCAGCGCACTCACGATGGCGTACATCCTGAACAGCACCGTCAGGGAGCGCTGGTCTTGGTCGGAGAACTCGCTCGGAGTCTTGCCGCGTAAGCACCGCTCCAGGGGAGTGCCTTTCTCGGCGAATACCCGCTAGCCGACGATGTACATGACGCCTGCGATGGGGATCCAGACGATGAGTCCCAGCAGTTTGCCGAGGACCATCCGCCTACGGCTCACGGCGTGGGTTCCTTGGCGGCGCTGGCAATGCAGTCCGCAATCCGCTTCCGGAGCGTGGGCTTGTTCTGGGGGACGTAGGTGACAGCCGTACTCAGCAGGGCAATCGCCTCTATCTGCCACGCGCGCAGGCGCTGCACCTCTGTCTCCAGCGCCTCCGCTGTCGGCTCCCGTTCAAGGATGGCCCGCCTCGTCACGACCACGACCGGGAACCGTGAGGCAATGGTAGCGGCCGATTGGCGCTTTACGGCACCGCTCGGGTAGATGACCCGGAACCGTCCGTCAGCCTCCCTCTTTCCGATGGTGACGGTAACGGTGTAGCGCCCGATTGCATTCGGGTCCTGCCGCGTTTGCCCCTCCTGGACTCCCCTGGCATTGACGCCCATCACTTGCCTCCTGTTTTCCCGGTGCGCTGCTGCTTCGTCTTGGCCGATGGGTCGAGTTCGTATCGCACAGCGGGCGCCTTCGCCGTGGCGCCACCTTTGACGACGACGGGCCAGCGGCGGGCGATGGTTCCGGGCTTGAGCCACGCGGGGGCATGACCAGGGCGCAGCACTCGGAAGGTACCGTTACCTTCGCCGGCGATGCTGACGCGCTCGACTCGAGGCGGGAACGGCTTCGCGGTCTTCCCTTCGCGCACCTGTCCGAGAGTCACAGCCGGAACGGTCACGGCCGGCTCCGGTCGATGCTCACGGATCCCGGCTTCTCCCCCTTCACAGGCAGGTAGCAGCCTCCCTTGTATTCGGCACTCCCCTCAGGACAGTTCGGCGCGTCATCCTTCAGGCGCACCCAGCACCCGCCGTTGATGGCTACGTGCCCGCGCAGGCACGGCGGCGTGTCCTGCCCCTTGAGCGGTTTGTCCGGAATGACATACCGCTTCCGGATGGTGAGTGGCTCGCGATCGCTACTGCTACCGAGAACGTTGGCCCAGCTCGCAACCTCCGTCGGCAGAGGCACGTCCTCTACGGCCTCCTTGGGCACCGAGGCCTGGGCTATCGGCTCGTGGGATTCGCCGGGCGGCTGCGCGTCACGAGACAGCAGACACAGCGCCAAGCCCGCTGCGAGGGAGAGGCTCACACCGGCGCTGGCCCACCCAAGCCAGGCCGTCCGGTGCGTGCGTCCACGCGCGCGCCGCCTGCGCTGCAGGTGCGTCATCGTCTCAGGACGCGACAGGGCCGCGTCCAGGAGGTTGCTGGCGTCCTCGAGTGCGTCCACCAGCGGGCCGCCAGTGCCGCGGACCTCCACAGTCAGGTTGCGCGGCTCATCACCCGTGCTCACGAGCAGCTCCAGCCCGGCGGGGAGAGGCTGCTGGCGGCCGGTGTACGCCTGCACGATGGCCGGTGCTTCAGTGTCGCGAGCAAACGCGAGGTACACCCGGCCGAAGCCCGGTAGATCGCGCAGCTTCGAGACGTAGTGGTGCTGCTCGGTCCCGTCCGATCGTTGCCCTACCCCTGACGTTCTGCGGGTGCCCTTATTCATGAGGCCCTCTCGCGCTCGGCCGCTCGGCTGCCCATCTACTTGCCGCCCTTCTTCGCCGACTTCTCCGGCACGGGCGACTCAGCGGACTCCAGCAGGCGACGGAGCGCTTCCGCCAGAAGGGCGCGCTCGTCACCTGCGTAGGCGCGAGCGGCCAAGGCTCGGACCCGCTCCGGGCCGGCGACCTGTCGCGCAGCGTACAGGTCGAGCCCGTCCGTCCAGATGAGCTGGCCCAGCTCAGTCCGCGTCATCTCCTTGTTGGCCGAGTCCTTCTTCTCCTCGGCCAGGGCGTTCAACAACTCCTCGTTCTCCGTCTTCGTCAGACGAAGGCCCAGCGGCTCCTCACGCTTCTCCGGCCTCTTGTACTGCGCCACGGCGGCACCTCGCGTCACGGGAATCCCTCCATGTAGGCGTCCGGCAGCGTGCCGGTCAACGCTCGCATACGGTAAACCAATCGCTTGCAAACTGCTATCATTGCGCTTATAAGTTGTTTCCGAAGTGACGGCGGACGGACGGGGCTCCCGGGAGGGAGAGGGACGACGGGCGGGCGCGAGCGGCACGGGCCGCGAGGACGTCGAGGCGCAGCACCAGCAACCAGGGGGCAGCACATGGCTGGAGAGATGACGGAACAGGAGAAGCAGGACGCGGTGAACTCCCTCTTCGAGGGTCCGCAGCGGAAGCAGCGTCCGGCGAAGTGGCCCCGGGCCCTGGCGAAGGATCTGTTGGCGTCGGTGGAGTGCTACGGCGAGCCGAAGGACTGGCCTGAGGGGCTCTACGAGCTGCTCCAGCTCGCGGTGAAGAACGACCCGACGGACGCGTAGGCTGCCCTGCCTCTTGCGCGAGGCCGCCCGCCGGGAGCGCATCCCGGCCCCTTCCCTCTCACCGGTTGCAGGAGGCGTCCATGACGCTGCTGGCGGAGCTTTGCCAAGTAGTCGAAGAGCGCGCGGAGCCGAGCCCCTGGCTGCGCCGGGCGTTGCTGGCCCTGGGGGCCCGCGTCGACGCTGCCGGGCTGCGCACGTGGCACGTGGAGCGCGCCGTCTACGGGGCGCTGCTGTTGGGTGCCGTGGTGGCCCAGTACGGCGCGACGCTGGGTGCCACACCCGCGTGGGAGTCGCTGCGCAGCGCGGTGGCCCTGGCCGCCTCCCTCGCGCTGCTGCTGTACGGCGCCGAGCTGGACTCGGTGTCCGCGCGGGAGCGTGAGCAGGCGCAGGCGGAAGGGCGCGAGCCGGTGCGCGTGGAGTGCTCCCCGCGCGCTGCGCAGCTCCGCGCGCTACTGCCCTGGCTGGGGCTCGTGGCACTGGCAGCGGCATTCGGGTGGGTGGGGGCCGTCGCGCTCGGCTGGCGCACCGCCTACCCCCACTGGCGCCGCTGGTACCGGGCCCGCCGTCCGCTGGGCCGGCTCCGGTGGCATCCACAGAAGCCAGCGCAGTGCGGCCAAACCTGCGTCGCCATGCTCACGGGGCAGTCGGTGGAGACGGTGTGCGAGCTGATGGGGAGGACGGGCGAGTGCGGAGCGTACGGGCTTCGGATTGCAGTCCAGGCCGCGGGGCTCGACCTCGACCCATCATGCGAGCCGGACGTTCCGCGCATCGGTCGCGCCTTCATCCTGCTCCGTCACGAGGCCGGGAGCGGCCACTGGGTGCTGTGGGACGGCCAGCAGGTGCTGTGCCCGGTCGACGGAGTCCTTTCGCGCGAGGCCGCTCTTGCGGCGTGGGACGCCGACGGCTGGCGAGTCGAGGGGCACCACCAGGTCTGGGACGCGGTGCGCTTCCCGCTTCGGCCGGCCGACGTTGAGTACTACCGCGAGCAGGGACGGGCGGTGTCGCCGTGAACGGTCAGCCCCTGAAGCGGAGCTCGGAGGACGCGTCGTGACATGCGCGACTCCTGAGCCCGTGGGCGAGTTGGGCGACGTGTGCCGCCGTCTTCGCGGCCTGACGGCGTGGTGGAGGCCGGAGCAGGTGGAGGCCATCCGAAAGGCCATGGCCGAGGCAGCGGCCCTGCCGGCGCGCCAGGCGCAGGCCATGGAGGCACTCCGCGCCGCCCAGGACGCGCGCGCCCGCCTGACGCCCGACGGCACTCGGGCGACACAGCACCTGTGGCACGAGGAGCAGAGCGCGGTGACGCGCTACCGCAGTGAGGCGGTGGCGCTCCGCGCGAGCGAGGTGGCCCTGCTGTCCTTCCTCGACGTGGAGTCGTGGTGGGCCCTCAAGGCGAAGTGGGCGGCGGGCGTCGCGGCGCTCAACGCGCAAGAGCGCGAGACACAATGAATGTCAGACGTAGGGTGTACCCAATGGAACTTGCGAGGTTCCATTGCCTTCGACCTTCTTCTACCTCTGTCACGCATTCACGGAGCACCCGGAGAAGTCATGGGTGCTGTGCGAGCGCGAGGACCGGCACGAGGGACGGCACAGGGCCGGGGACCTGGAGTGGGACGACGCGGCGGACGAGTGGACCGCCGAGCTACGCGAACTGCTGCGCCGCGCTGAGCAGGAAGCCGGCGAGCGCTACGAGGACTGAGGGGAGTATGACCATGGCTGACGGGAACGTGCCGGGCAACAACAGCAGTGGCTGGACGTCGGAGCGCCGGGAGTTGATTCGGCGCACCATCTGCCCCAAGGGCATCAGCGAGGACGAGTTCGCCCTCTTCCTGGAGCAGTGCAAGCGCAGCGGCCTGGACCCGCTGCTCAAGGAAGCCTTCTGCGTCGCGCGTCGGCTCAACATCGGCAACCGCGAGCGCCCCAACTGGGTGACGAAGCACGAGTTCCAGCCCTCCGAGGCCGGCATGCTCGCCCGCGCGGAGCGCTTCCCGGACTTCCGCGGCCTCCAGGCGAGCGCGGTGTTCGCCGAGGACGAAATCATCGTGGACCAGGGCAAGGGCGAGGTGGTGCACCGCTTCAATCCGGCGAAGCGGAAGGGCTCCCTGGTGGGGGCCTGGTCCCGCGTGGTGCGCGACGGGAAGCTGCCCGTCGTCGTGTGGCTGGACTTCAGCGGCTACGTCCAGCAGACGCCGCTGTGGGCCAAGATTCCCACGACGATGATTGAGAAGTGCGCGCGCGTGGCGGCCCTGCGCAAGGCGTACCCGGAGGCCTTCGGCGGCCTGTACGTCCGCGAGGAACTGCCCGCCGACGAGGCTGGGGAGGTGCCCGAGCAGGAGGCGCAGTCCACCACCCCGCCCGCGCAGGCGGCGCCGGCACAGGCCACGCGGGCCGCCCCTGCCACTGCGCTCCCCGCGAAGACGTCCACCCGCGAGGCGCTGGAGCTGGCGCAGCCGGTGAGTGCGAAGGCGCCCGAGGCGGCGCCCATGCTGAAGCGCGTGGAGGAGAAGGCTCCGGCCGCCCAGGCATCCGCCGCGCCCCGTCCCTCCACCGTGGTGGCCTTCGGTCCCTACAAGGGGAAGGCGGCCTCGGAGCTGTCCGACGCGGAGCTGAGCGAGACCATCGACATGGCGAACGAGAAGCTCCAGGAGCAGCCGAGGGCACGCTGGGCCAAGGCCATGCGGGAGAACCTCGCCCTCCTGGAGGCCGAATCGGAGTTGCGCTGCCGCGTGCCCCTGCAGCAGGACGCCGCGCCGGAGCCGGGCTCGGACGGCTGAGCCTCACGCGCGGAGTAGGTGGAGCTGCGGCCCCAGCTCCACGCTCGCGCACTCGCCGCCTTCTGGCGGCACCCCGCGCCCGGCTGGGCGGGGCCTTCTCGTGGTGGTGGGCGGGCCAGCAGCAGTTGCTCCGGCTGGGCCGATCAACCCTGCTCACCTCCACACCCGCCGGGCATTGGGCCCGGCGGGGCAGTCCTTCACGGCGCGCTCGTCGTGCGCCACCGCGGGCCCGGCTCGGTTTCCCCCCTGACTGGGCCGGGCCCGCTCTTTCTCTCGCAACATGCCCGGAGGATGCATGGACACGAAGTGGCCGCACCTGGTGAAGCACACGCAGCGCATGGCGGAGAGGTTGGACGCGAAGGTACCGGAGCGCGGGCCCGGGGAAGCGTTCCTCGATGCGCAGCCGGCCGACCTCTGGCTGGAGCTGAAGCGGCACCTCGCCCAGGCGGAGCACGCGCAGGCCCGCGGTGACTCCGTCGCCGCGCTGATTGCGCTGACCGACGGTGGCAACTACGTGGCCATGCTGGCCCGCGTCGCCGAGCACGACGGCGAGCCGTTCCGCCCGGCGTAGCCCGCCCCCTCGCCGGAACGCATCCGGCACCACCGCGGAGCAGCAGCGCACGTCACCCCGTGCGCGCCGGTGCAACTCCGGCACGCGGTCTCGGCCCAGCCCGCAGTCCCCAGTAGGAGTCACCGTATGTTGATGCCGTTGTTGTTGTCGTTGTTGAGCGCCGTGCCCAGCAGTTCCCCTGCGGACACGCTGACGTCCTGCGGCACTCGCGACACCGTCGTGTACGGCCGCATCTGGACGGGCGAGGTGGACGCCCCGGTGTTCGCGGAAGCGCTGCTCCTGCGCTCTGGCCGTGTCGTCGCTGTCGGGCCCGCTCGCGGCGTGGAGCGCCTAGCGAGCCACGGGTATTGCCGCGTCAGTCTCGGTGAGCGCGTGGTGCTTCCCGGCCTCATCGACGGGCACAGCCACGTGGCGCAGCTCGTCCGGCCCGAATGGGTGGTGGGCGCGGACCCCAACACCTGGGCGCCCGGCCCCGGGCCCTCGGCCACCGAGGTGCAGCAGCTCGTGGCGGAGCGGGCCGCGCATGTGCCGCCCGGCACGCCCATCGTCGTCTTCTATGGCGCCGGCCTCTATGCGAGCCTCAACGCGCAGGGCGTCACGGCGCGTGCGCTGCTCGACGCGGCCACCACCGCGCATCCGGTGTATGGACTGGAGTGGAGCGGGCACGCCCAGGCGATCAATTCGGCGGCGCTCGACGAGGCGGGGCTCCGCGACTACCAGCCCAACCCCTACGGCGGATGGCTGGGGCGTGACGAGCTCGGACGGCTGACGGGCGTCCTCCAGGAGTTCGCCGTGCTGCCCGCAGTGGAGCAGCTCTCCCGGCGCATCTCCGACGCTGAGTACGTCGCGCAGTACGACTACTACGACCAGGGCGGCTTGGCCTACGGCACCACGCTCACGTCGGACGTGCGCTTCGTCTTCGGCGAGGAGCGAGCCGAGCGCATCCGCCGCGCGCTCCCCAGGCCCAACGCGTTCCAGCCGGTATGCATCATCACCTCGGCGGGCCAGCAGTGCGCGCCGGGGCCGGACGGGGAGGTGCGCCGCAAGGTGTTCTCGGACGGCACCCACGTAGCGTGCAGCGCGCACGTGTCCGTGCCGTACCTCGCCCCGGAGACGTGCCCGGCAGGCTTCGGCGGGGATGTCGGGCTGCGCAACCTGACGGACGTGCAGCTCGACTGGGCGCTCGAGGACACGCTGGCGCGGGGCGGGCAGCTGCTGGTGCACGCCATCGGCGACGCCGGCATTGAGCAGACGCTCTCCCGGTTGGAGGCTCGCCCGGATGTGGACTGGAGGGGGAAGGTGTCCATCGAGCACTTCGACATGGCTCAGCCGGGCCAGGTGAAGCGGACGAAGGCGCTCGGGGTGACGGTGGTGCAGAACCCGACGCACCTGGTGCTCATCGGGGCGATGATGCGGGAGCGGAATGCGTCCGAGCTGTACGAGCACGCGCAGCCCCTGCGTATCCTCGTGGAGCAGGGCATCCCCCTGGCCCTCGCCTCGGACGCCTTCGGCCCGGCCGCCCCCAACCCATGGCTCGGGCTCTACCTCGCGACGCTGAGCCCGTACCGGCCCAGCGAGGCGCTCACCCGCGCGCAGGTGCTGGGCGCCTACACGCGTGAGGCCGCCAAGGCGCGCCTGCTGCCGTACCTGGGCACCCTGACGCGAGGGAAGAGCGCGACGTTCTTCGTCGCCAACGCGGACCCCTTCGCGGTGCCCGCCGAGGCACTCCCCTCGCTCAAGTCCTGTCTCACCGTGGTGGAGGGCCGGCCGCTCTGGTCCGACTCCACCTGCTTCGAGTGACGGCGGCCGTAGCCCCCTGACGTGCGCGCGGGCGGTACGGCATGGGCCGCCCGCGCTTCTTTCCGCAATCCGTGAGGTGCCCATGAGCCATCGCGTCCGTCGGGTCCTGTTCCTCATCACTGCCGCACTGCTGGGCGCGGGCGTCGCCATCGTCGGACGGGCCCGCGCCGACTCCGAGCGCCCGGTCTGTCCGGAGGACTTCCGGCCATGACCTGCGCGCGCCTCGGAGGCCCCTACCGCTACACACGCGAGGGACGCGGCGTCTTCCACCTTCCCCTCGCCCGGCCGTGGACGTGGGCCCTTACCCATCACGGCATGTGGAGCGTCTTCGTCCAGGACGTGGAGCCGGCACGCGCTGGCGTCCCGGAGCGGAGGCACTCCGTCCTCCCGCCAGACGCGGTGCTGGGGTGCTGGCTCGCCATCTACGCGACGCGCGAGTACGACGCGGCTGCCGTGGAGTGGCTGCGCAAGGCGCACGGCCTGGAGGCGCCCGCGGGCGACGTCCTCCCGGCTGGCTGCTACGTGGCCGTGGCCCGGCTCGCCGAGGTGTCCACCGTCGGCAACGACTCCCGGGCCTTCGGCCGGGACGCGTGGTGGTGGCCCTGCGGCGTCGAAAGCCGAGGCACCGTGGCGTGGTGGCTGGAGGAGGTGCAGGTGTTCGAGCCGCTGCCGGCCGCACCCGCGCAGCGCCTAGCGCCCGTGGACGTGGGGCTGCTGCCGGAGCTACGCGAGCGGGCGCGGCTGGCCCGCAACGGCATCTGGCGGCCCGAGGTGTACCCGGTGCCCGCTGAGCTCCCCGTGGTCGCGCCGGGCCGCGAGGAGCCGCCAGCCCCGCCCGTGCCCCCTGCCCGTTCGCCGCCCGTGGTGGATGACCGGCCGGTACCGCCCATGCTCCACGTTGAGCAACTCGGCCTCTTCGGCATGGCGGCCACTGTGGATCGGCCAGCACCTGCAGCGCCGCCGGGGCCAGCCCCCGAGGCGCTCCCTCCCGTGCTCCAGGACGAGCCCGTCGAGGACCTGCGCGCGGTGGCCGAGCACCTCCGGGCGCTCCTCGCGGACGGGGACTGGCACCCGTTGGCGGAGGTGCACGCCGCCGTGGGACTCGAGCGCGTGTACCGCGTCACCTGCTGGGGTGGCAGTCCGCGCCCGCCGGACGCCCACCAGGTGCCCGTCGCGCTCCGCGGTGATGGCCAGGGCAGCTGCTGGTACGCCGCGTGGCCGGGGGGATGAGCCCGAGAAATGCCTCTTCTCAGACCGGCGGCCCCTGAGCGGACTTCCGCCCCCTGGGCGCTGTGTGACCCGCCCCTCCAAGCCTCACTGGGCCTGCGTCCGTCGAACAGTGGACTTGGTACGCTTCTCACTCTTCGGCGCTGGCGTCTCCTGCTCGAACTTTATCTGGTCAACCTCGAATGCCGTGGCGAACACGCCAGAGCAAACCTTTGCAACGACGCCACTGCCCCCCAGAAGTACCCGAGTAAGAAGGGTCGCAGTGTGCTGCACAGTATCGACAGCTACAAAATCTCCCGCATGCTCGCCCTGAACTAGCGTCAAGAGCGGCGGAATGTCAGCATCTACAGTGAATATGATTTCCTTTTGCTCCTCGCCGCTCGTCATGATGCAGGGGACTTTTTCAGAGCGTCGCCAGCATGCAAGGGAGCTCTCTGGAGCATCCATGGTCTTCACGCTGCCGCCGCTTGGCCCCACACCAATAGACTGGCAGTCGCGGAACACGATGTAAAAGTCAGGTCGCCGAGGCTCATCCCCTCGCGAAATCCTCGGAAAGAAGAGCACCATCAGCGCGACAGCGATGTGCGTTCCGCAAATACCCTGCTTCGACACTGCCATAATTGACATCCCCCGCGTTATCCCAGAAGCGTACGCGGAGGTGCGTGGCGCCGCCAGAGGGCCCGGCGTTGATGGATGCTCGGCACGCCTCCTGCCCTGCGCCGGTCGCATGACCAACACGGAGCGGGTGGCGCTGGGTGGGCCCGGGCGTCACGCAACTGGTGGTGCCGAAGCGATAGCCGTAGTCGGGGCATCACGGCTCCGCATACGCGGGCAGTCCCAGCACGGGCGAGGTGCCCGGTGACTTGATGAGCGCTTTCAGTCGACGGGCGAGCGCCCCACCACCATCCTCGCTCCCCAGCTTCGTCACCCAGGCGCGTGCACCCTTCGCGTCCCCCTGCTTCACCCGGCACACGCCCTGGCTGTACCAGCCGAGGAGGTACTCGACGGCGGCCACCTTCTCGAAGGCCGCCTCGGCTTCCTTCCACCGGCCCAGCCGCGCGAGCAGCGCGCCCAAGGCGAGAGGCGCGGTGTCGATGCCCTCGTCGAGCGCGGTGGCGCGCGAGTACGCGGCAATCGCCTCCTCCGTCTGACCGAGGGCCTCCAGGCGAAGTCCGAGCCCGAGGTGCGCCTCCCAGTCGTTCGGCTGCGCGGCCACCCACTCGCGCGCGGCAGCGAGGGCCTCTTCCAACTTCCCGGCCTTCACCAGCAGCCGCACGCGCGCGCCGCGGGCGAAGGGGTGCTTCGGCCGCGCCCATGCCAGCGCGTTGTAGGTGCCCGCACCCTCCAGGTAGAGCCCGAGTTCCTCCTCGACCTCCGCCTTGAGCTCCCACGCGCGCACGTCGCCCGGGTCCTTCTCGATGGCCAGCTCGAGCTGGGTGAGCGCGAAGCGGAGGAGGCCTCGCTGGGCGCCTTCCGGCAGCCTTCCCACGTGCGCTCGCCACTTGAGCGCGAATCCCAGGAGTCGGTGGCATTCGGCGGACTCATCGTCACCCACAGCCTTGTCGAGCACGGCCAGGGCCTTGTCCAACTCGGCGGCGACGTCCTTCTGCGGCGCGCCATTAGCGCGTGCGAGAGCCTGGTCCACCTCGGCATTGCACCGCACCGGCTGCGCGCCGGCACGCGTGGCCGCAAGCAGGCACACCGCCGCCGCGAGCACCGCCCACCGTCGCGCCGGGAGCAGCATGGACGCGGGTCTCACGCCGCACCCACTGGCTGGAAGGTGGTGAACTCGCCCGAGGACTTGTAGCCCTGAATGGACTCCGTCGACTTCGGCACCTGCTTGAGGGCGCCGCCCTCCACCTTGAAGCGAACCTCGTCCCCCGTGGCCGGGTCGTTCGCGAAGAAGAGGTTGCCCTCCTTCCTCGTCAGGCAGACCCAGTGGTCCGTCCCGAGTGTGCCGCCGCTGCCGCCCTCCTTGTAGTCGACGCCCAGGACTACGGGCCGGCCCGACTCCAGCTCCTTCGTCACCTTGTCGAGGCTCCAGGTCGTCGTCTTCTCCACGGCGACGGGTTTCTCGGTGGCAGTCCCTGCGGTGCCCCACACGAGAGCGCTGCCCACGTACCCTGCGCTCGCATCCAGGTGCGCATCCAGCGCTCCCGGGGTGAGCGTCTCCCCGGACAGCTTCGACAGCGCCATGGCCATGGAGGTGACGGCACACCCGCGGCTGGCCAGGGTGGGCGCCGTGGCGGAGGCGCCCAGGCGGGACTCTCCCCACTCCGCGTCCGACTGCTTGTACATGGGCGTCCCGTCCATGGACGTCGGGAAGGGCGTGCCGTCCGCGCGGGCAAAGCTCCCGGCCGGAGCGGCCGCTGGCGGAGTGCCGCCCAGCAGGGCCAGCGTCGCTGCGGAGAAGCTCGGCCCGGAGGAAGCGGCCGGGGGCGGCGGGGCGTACGACACCGGGAAGCGGCAAACGTACTCCTCCACCTGGTTACCGCCGCCCGTCTCCGGACGGCTGGTGGTGGCGGAGCTGGCGGGCATCACCGACGACGTGGCCGTCGAGCCCTCCAGGGAGGTGGTGCCTTCAGGGAAACAGGCCGGCGTCTGCGTGGTGCTGCGAATGGGGTCCACGGGGTGCTCCCGGTTGAGGTTTCCGGGAGGCGCTGCAGGCGGACCGCCAACGCCTGGACGTTTCTGATCAGTAGGTTACACCAGCGCCATCGTCCGAAGATTGAACCCCCGTCTCGCCTGCCGGACGGCCCGGACGTCAGAGTCATTCCCAAGAAGGAGGTATCGGCCGTGACCGGTAACACCGGATTCACATGCCGCAAGAGCACGGGGTTCTGTATTATGCATCGCCGCGCTAGCCCTGCTGGAAAAACGTCTTGATGTCTGTGATCAGAGACTTAAAAACCGCACCTTGACGGCCCTCTTCCGCTCTAAGCACGAACACCGCATCCAACAATCCGTCTTGCCGCGCCTCCTCAGCCAAGTCGAGGATCTTCTGCTCATTCACGCTGTACATGTGATGAAAGAGGCCCACAAATCGGTATGGGCCACGCTGCCAACGGAGTCCCCTCTTTATGCACCACCCCTCAAATGCCACCTCCCCAAGGGAGTTGAAGTTAAGAATTGTCTTTTGCTCGATCAGATAGAGCCTGCCGTTGCTTTCGATCGCAATATCTATCTCCTTCTTTCCCAAGGAGAGCTGGGGAAGCTCAAGGGAATACGACTTTCTTACCACCCAGCTCCTTCCAATGGCCTTGAGTCCATCGACAACCGCCGTCGATATTGATTGCTCAATCACACGCCTGTCGCCTGGGGCAATCGCATTCTTCAGCCGCTCACCAAGGCTCGCATCAAGCGACATGCAGAATATTCGCTCAGACTCCGAAGATGCATTCTCGCCAGCCTTCTTTGCGCCGTCTCGTATCCACTTCAGGTAGTTGCGGCCCTTCAAATAGTCCTGAGGCATGGCGTCCCCTGCGGATCAATATTGTGGGTTGCTGCCCATTCCGAAAGCCCTTTGGGCTTTTGAGTGCAGTCAGACTAGGGAATGCACCCGTGCCCCTGCGGGCATTTCCCGCCAGAGGCGCATCTTGAACCACAGGTTTCGCAGAAGCGACGGGTCGGTCCTTCACGACCTGGGCAGTAGTGCGGACCGCAGCTACGGCGGCCGCAAAACGAGCACGGGTTGCCTTCACCACGGTCGCAATAGGCGATGGATTCATCCTTAAACTTCTCACCACAGCATCGGCAATATGCGCCTTTGTACGAAAGCGCCCCCGTCGGTTCAGCGCAACATATGACCATGTCGGAACGATACCCTCTCCGTGAAGGAGTTGTCCGCTAGGTCAAACGCAACCCGGAATTGCAGTGGGTGACGCTCTCCGCAGTCTCGCGCGCGGTACCACGATCGCGGCCGTGGCACCGCGCGCAACAGCGATGAGACCGCGTGGACTCTGGCGAGCGGCCTCAGCAAGCTCGTCACTGGCTGCGTCGGCGAGGGGCTAACACAGCTCGGCTACGGGTCGCCATAGGCACGAGTCATCGGCGTGCTTTGCTGCGCACCCGCCCCTCCTGCTTCCAGAGCGGCATCTCGGGCCAGGACGCCCGTCCCGGGTGGTGGACGGGCTCGGCCGCCATGGCAGGGCCGCCATCCTCTGGCGACATGTCCAGCGCCCACGGCCTCCTGCTTGCTACGGGCGGCGTCCGATATCTCCCCGCCCGGCCGCGCCTGCGGCCCTGAAAGGACACGCCCATGCCGCCCCGCCCTCGTAGCGCCCGCCTCCGCTTCTTCCTATTGACGCTGCTCGCCGCCTCGGCCGTGGTGGGGTGCGGCCCGACGGACGGCGAAGTCGACGAGGAGGAGCAGCGGCCCGCGGTGGCCCGGGACGGGGGCACCTCCACCGTGGACGGAGGCAGCCCTGGGGACGCCGGCACTCGCGCGGATGCCGGCACCGGGCCGGGCGACGCCAGCACCTGTACGCCCAACTGCGCGGGCCGGCAGTGCGGTGCGGACGGCTGCGGGGGCACCTGCGGCTCCTGCTCCGGTGGCAGCGTGTGCACGTCTACGGGGCAGTGCATGGCCACGTGCACGCCCTCCTGCACCGGCAAGACGTGCGGAGATGACGGGTGCGGCGGTTCGTGCGGCACCTGCGGCTCGGGGCAGGCCTGCCAGTCCGGGCGGTGCGTGTGCGTGCCTCGCTGCGACGGCCGCCAGTGCGGCTTGGACGGGTGCGGTGGCACCTGTGGCACGTGCCGCTCGGGCACCACTTGCAACGCCGCCGGCGCGTGCGTCTGTGTCCCTCAGTGCCAGGGCAAGGTGTGCGGCCCGGACAGCTGCGGTGGCACCTGTGGCACGTGCCCGTCCAACTCCACGTGCACCGCCAAGGCTGACACCTGCGGCTGCAACCCGGGCTACGTGCCGGACCAAGCCGGCGAGACGTGCATCAAAATCGGTGGCGCCTGCCAAGGGGTGAGCCAGTACGGCTACTGCGCCAGTGACACCTGGGTGAGGTGCGACGCGCAGCAGGGCATCGTCGCCATGGCCTGTGGCGCGGGGAAGTGCCGCACCATCGACTCCGCGGGCAACGGTGCCTGCACCTGCGGGAGCATCGACGCCAACGGCGTGTGTGCGTCCGCCGACGGCGCGAGCGTCCCCACGCCCAAAGTGCACTTCGCGTGCGCTGAAAGCCTGGGCATCCTGCTGGCCAACAACTGCGTCGCCAGCACCGGCTCGTCGGCGGGCCTCTGCTCTACCTTTGTCACCTCGTTCGGCCACCAGACGGGGTGCTTCTGCAACACCTGCTCCCTGCCTGCCGGCAGCAACAACCAGTGCTCGCCGCTCTGCGCGAGGCCGAGCGACTGCCGGTACTACGCGGCTTCCAACACGCACACCTGCGGGTTCTGAGGAGTTTGCGGCGGGGCTGCGCCTGCGCGGCGCCGTCCACTCCCGAGACTCGCATCCTTCATCCAGGGGCACGCAGGCCGCCGGTCTACCCACCCGCCTCTGGCCTCTCTCTGCCCCTCACGGGCATCTCTTGCACGGAGTCACCATGTCCCGCCCTGCCATCCTTCTCGCCCTTCTCCTCTCCTCCCTCCCAGCCTTCGCCAATCCACCCCAGTGCAGCAACAGCTCCGGGCCGTGCTCCACCAACGCAGACTGCTGCTCATCGGCGAATGCCTGTTCTCAGGGCGTGTGCCGCTCCGCACCTGGCACTGGCCTCTTCTGCAGCCGTGGAGGTGGACGTTGCGACACCTCCGCCACCTGCTGTCCGGGCTTCACCTGCGCGGGTGGAAACCCCAACTCCCCTTTCCCCACGGGGGTCTGCACTGCCTCCTCCTCGTGCGTCCCCATGGACTCGCCATGCGGTGCCGGCGCGTCCTGCTGCGAGGGACTCGTGTGCCGTGAAGGCGCGTGCGTCCATCCTTCCGCCGCCGGTGCTCGCACGTGCGGCTCTGCCGGCGCCGCGTGCGGAGGCTCGGAGGCATGCTGCCTCGGCCTCACCTGCACCGCGGGCCGGTGCGCGGCTCCCGTCACCCACTACCGCGACGTGGGCGAGGCGTGCGGCCCGCAGGCGCCCTGCTACATCGGCAACACCTGCGTGAGCGGCGTCTGCATCGACAACGTCACCCTCCACGAGGCGGCCTCGCGGCAGCGCGCAGCTTCCGCGGAGGACACCAGCGAGTCCCCCGCCTCGCCGCCCTCCCCGACGAAGGAGCGCGGCGAAGCTGCCATCTGGCGTGAAGTCAATTGGGGCAAGGAGGCACAGCGCCAGGAAGAGGCCCGTCGCCAGCAGCGCGAGGACGCGCGACGCGAGGAGGCTCGCCAGGAGGAGCGGCGCCGGCAGCAGCGCGAGGACGCCCGTCGCGACGAAGCCCGACGGGAGGCGATGCGCAATAGCTGGTAGTTTCCGCTGAGCCGGGGCGCCCCTTCCCCTGCGTCACTCGGCCCACGTCGCTTCGCGCCGCGTAGCCTCGACGAGCTCGGCCACCTCCTCCAGGCCGAGCTTCACCGGCTGCTGCAGAAGGCCGGGCACCACCTCGCAGTGGTGGAGGACGGCCACGTGGCGGGGTTGCTGCTTCACGACGGGCTGTCGGTGGGCGAGGACGAGCAGCCCCTGCACCCACAACGTCCGTCGACGCGTGGCCCCCAGGAGGCATTCGCGGACGCGCTGGGCCTCCGCCTCCAGCTTCTCCACGTAGTCTCTGCGGCGCCCGTCCACCATGACGTTGTCCCCGCCCACCCACACCTTCCCGGTCAACGCCTTCGTGTTGACGACGAAGACGCCGGGCGGGCCGATGACCAGGTGGTCCAAGTTCGCGCCACGGCGCCCAACTCGGACGTCATGCTCGACGTGCCAGCCGTGGGGCCGGAGCTGCTCAAGCAGCCCCCCCACGCGCTCCTCACCGTCCGCGCCGAGCCGCCACGCCCGCTCGTCGGTGTGGATGTCGAAGAGGCGCGTGAAGAACGTCTTGATGGGCGCAGCGTCCGCCAGCTCCTGCTGCTTCTCCCGTGCGCTCTGGCCCGGACGGCGCCCGGTACGCGTGGCCACAGGCTCAGGCTGCTGCTCACGCTTCCTGAAGAACATGGGACTCCCCCTCCACGTGCCGCTTCCGGCACGGCACCACCTGATGGTAGCGCGTGAGGCCACGTGTCGGGCAGCGGGTCCGGCCTGCCCCGCCGCTCATCACTCCGGTCCGCTGGACCTGATGGTCCTCCAGCCGGACTTCGCCGAGCCACTCAGCGCCGGCGGCTGCTACGTCTGCCGCTGCGCCACCTGTGGAGGCCGGGCTGGGAATTCCGCCAGCGCAATGGCCTACCAGGACGCCCACCCCGAGCACGAGGTGCAGGGCTTCGCGGTCTCACCGTGCTAACGCATCACTCCTGTTCAAGAGAAACAAGTCTCTCCCACGGACCAAGTGTCGTTGCGTCCGCGATGATTCGTCGGAAGCGGCGTCGCTTGCTCAGGTCGAACTCCAGCCACTCGAAGGTGGACGGGTTCAACCAACGTTCGACGCCTCGGATGAAGCCGTCGCCCGTGTCCGTTGAAACGGTGTGCTGCAATGTAAATCCAATCGTAATTTCTTCTTTGGTGTTCATGGCTTGTATCCCTCTGGAGAGCATCATTGGCCCCCTCTCTTTCTTGTTTCTGAGTGTGGCGGCCGCTCGTCCCCGGCGCGTCCCAGCAAAATCACCGCCCCTTCTCCTGCGTGGAGGTGTCCACGTGCGGAGAGCCCGTCCCCCAGCCCAGACGCCGGAGCAACTGCGCCGTCGACGCGTCCGCGAGGACTTCGCCCGCGACCTGCGCATGCTGCGCAGTGAGCCCGAGGAGCAGCTCGCGCCTCCGCGCAAGCTCGCGCCCGATGAGCGCTGCAGATGCGGCGTCGCGCTGCTGCTCTTGGGCGGACGGCGAATCTGCGCGGACGGGCTGGACCACGCGTCCGTGCTTGCGACCCTCTCGCTCCAGTCCCCCGGAGCCCTGCGCCTGGCGAAGAAGTCGGTGGAGGTTCTCCGCGCGTGGAAGACCTTCGGGAAGGAGGACAGCCGCGGACGCACGCGCGCGTGGGCGTTCGCCGAGACGAACACGGGCCGCAGCATGGTGAAGCCCACCATCTGCGGCGTCGCGAAGGTGAAGGTGAAGACGAAGCCCGCACGCCAGTCAAAGGGCGAGCGCGCTGCCCCGGTATCAGCCCTCGCGGACGCCTTCGCCTAGCCCATCTACAAGTACGTGGTCAAGAAGCGGCAGAACGCCGACGCGGCCTAGCGAGCGGAGGCTGCGGCAGATAGCGACAACGAGGACTGACAGGCTGTCACGCGCGTGTGGGGCATGATCGACTGGCTTTTGAACTATGGAAATTTGATCTAGGGTGACTTGAATCGGTCGAGGTTAACTGGGGGATCTTGATGAAGAACACACCAACGCGGCAGCCTGGTGACCCGCTCCCGGGCTCACTCATTCGCGACCTGCGGCAGAAACACCACCTCACGCAGGGCCAACTCGCACACCGAATTGGAGTTCGTGGCGGGGAAGCGACCATTTCAGCCTGGGAGAATGGTAGTTCCAAATGCGAAGGACCTGCCGCTGAGCTCGTTCTCCGGCTGTTGGGGGATGACTCAGTGAGCATGGACATAGCAGCGCTCACGAGAGATATTGATCTAATCTGGGAGCGGGCTGGGCAGAAATACACCATGTGGCGACAAGTCACTGCCGTCGCTGAGAGGCCCCTTCAGTTGGAGCGTACCAAGTTTGCCAACGCGTTCCCTTCGCTCTCGATACCTGCACGCCAGGTCACGCACGGGTTCCCGATTGTCGACGTGAGTGGCCCCGTCCACAGCATCGGCCCATCGGGATGGACCGGCATGGTTCCAACGTCGCTGGACCACCCACCAGGGTACATCTGGACACTGCGATGGAGCGGCGAATTCCTCTCCCGCGAGAAATGCTGGGAGGCAGACCCTACCGGGGCTACGGGAGGGAACCTTCATATTTCCTCTTTGCTCACCATCGCACTCGCCACAACGCACTTCTTGGTCAGGATGGCTCAGTATTTCGCCATCGATCTATCAACAAGATATACATTGGGGCTTGATCTCCATGGCATGAAAGGCCGCGGGTTGGTTGCCCATAACTCGGCGTACGCCGCATTGGTGGGCAGTCCGGGCCAAAGGAGTGCCGAGGATCACCTGCATGCATCCATAACCGTATCGCTAGGGGAGATTGTCGCCGACCCAGTCACCCATGGGTTGAGGCTTGTTGGCGAAGCTGCCATTCCTCTTCGCCCAGATCTGGTGTCGAATAATGCGCTCCAGCGAGAGCTGGAGGCTGCATGCGAGTACGAAAAGACCACGTATGGTTCGTCTATTCGCGCGCTAGGGTTTCTCGATCAGAAATGAACTGATGGTGCGGTAATCGCTTTGCTGGCGACGGAGCGCCTCGATGTACAGGCGCCCCTTCTCCGGGGCATGGCCTCTCTCGTCCGCCGTACCCTGAAAGCCCTGGGCCTATTGCCCACCATCCGGGGCCCTCTCGTCCATGCCATGCCCGTCGCGTCCTTCTCCCCGCGTCGAGGCACGCGCGAGGTTCTCGCTGCATATCGGAAGCATGGCTGGCTCCGCGCCGTGGTGGACACGGTTGCGGACGCCGTGGCTACGCCCCGGTGGACGGCCTACAAGCGCGTGAGCGGCGGCGCGAAGCTGTGGATGGACCCGCGCTGGAAGTCCCTCGATAGGCTCGAGCGGCGCAAGGCGCTGGAGGACGCCACCCAGGCCGGCGAACTGGTGGAGTTGCCGGCGCACGAGGTGCTGTGCCTCTTGGAGTCCTCGCACCCCGAGTTCCCCGGGCGCGAGGTGCGCAAGCTGGCGCAACTGCACCTGGACCTCGCGGGCGAGACGTTCCTCTGGCTGCGCATGGACCAGGACGTCGGCGGCGCTGTGGTGCGGCCGCAGTCCGGGCGGCTCCGCGTGGTGTATCAGGCCCCCCAGCCTCCCGGTTGGAGGTCTTCGACGGGCCTGGCGGTGAGGCGCCCACGTGGTACGCGCCAGCGCTCCCCTGGACGTCCGAACCCGCAGTGAGCGCCCGCGTGCAGAAGCTCGTCGCCGAACTGACGCCGCGGTCGGCTCAGCGGAAGCCGGACGAGTCGCTCCAGTCCGGCACGGGGATGAAGCGCAGTCCCTCTGGCGAAGGGGTGAGGCCCATCACCCGGTCCACCACGATGCGGTGGAAGAGGTGCACCGTGTCCTCCTCAAGCAGGAAGGCGAGTCGCTCCTGGAGGGGTATCGCGTCCAACACCGCCTCGTCGAGTACGAGGCGGTCGAGGCTCAACAGGAACAGCCCGCTCGGCGGGGCCGTGAAGTCGGAGCGCTCCCTGTCCATGCAGCGAATCTGCCGCCACATGTGCATGAGCCAGTATCGACGCACGTCCCCGTCACTCACACGGACGTCTGCCGGAACCCACTGCACGCCGTGAAGCTCCAGTGGTGCGAGCGCATCCTTCAGCCGAGGCGAGACGACCGGTGCAGGCAGGCTGTGGTGGTCCACCATGACGGGCCTGGGGGGCACCGGCTCCCCGAGTTTCAGCTTCACCGGCTCGCACGTGTCCACGGGCATGGGCTTCAGGAACGAAAGGTAGTCCTGGTCCCATGCCAGCAGCGGATGCTGCTGGGAGCGCGCGCGCATGAGGACGAAGTAGTCGCGTTGCATGGCCTACGTCCCCACCTGGGGCGCTCGACGATGAAGCGCCGCCCCGGTGCGCGCGTGCCGGGCTCCGTGACGCCGGCCTTGCGGGCAGGGATGGCGCGGCTTGCCCTCAAGGCTCCTCGCGCCGGCGCAGCCGACGCCCCCCGGCAAGTAGTCCAGCCCATCAGCGGTAAGCGTCCAGCGGCCGGCCACGATGCGCCCCAGAATCTCTGCGCTGAGTCTGTCCAGCTCGTCCGTCAGCGCTGATGGGTTGGAGCAATAACCGCCCGCTCCGACTGCGCGAGCCACCTTCACAAGGCGGGCCTTCACCGCCTCCGGGTACGACAGGTCCATGTCGAATGCCCAGCCCCCGGCGTGGGGCCCGACGTGGACGGGTACGTGCAGCTCGCATGCGACGGCCAGCACCATGGGGAGGATAACGCCATTCCGCGCCCGGTTGATGTCGTAGCCGAACTTGCGACAGAACCGCGCCCAGACCTCATCGTCCGCCATTGCCTCGGAGCAGATGAGATGGTGCGCGGCGATGGACCAGCGCCCGGTGTACCAGGGGTGAGCGTCCGCCTCGGCTCCATTGAGAATGTTGTCGCGCAGCACCGAAGAGCTGCCGATGTGGCTGCCCCACTCTGCCGCAAAGGGGTGCTCGGGCCTCCCGCAGTACTCGCACGGTGGCCTCTTCGGAGGCTTCGGCCCGTCTCCAGGCCCCGACTTCTCGAATCGGACTCGCCCACCTGCGCGGATGATGACCGGCATAGTCCCGGACATTGCGCCAAGACGATCAAACCGCCCTATAGACGGAAGTGCAGAGCTGGGTTGCACAGAAGACAAAGGACGCTGGCAGCGATGCCAGCGCCAGGAGGGGCGGCTTGGCGCGAGCAGCGGCACTGCACCACGTGCCGCCCTGGCATCACGCCGCAGACTGCGAGCCCTCGCGCAGCGCCTGCTGCAGCCGATGGGCCGCCACCTCGCAGTAGCGCTCTTCGAGATCGACGCCCACCGCGCGGCGGCCGAGCTGCTGCGCCGCCACCAGCGTGGCGCCCGTGCCCGCGAAGGGGTCCAGCACGAGCCCGCTCACGGGGCAGGACTTCTCCACCAGGTGCGCGAGCAGCGGCACCGGCTTCTCGGTGGGGTGCGTGCGCTGTTGGGCCGGCCCCGTGCTCAAGACAGGCGGCCTCACTCGCCCCGCGCTGCGCCGATGCGGGCGCCTGCGGTGCTACCCTCCCCGCACCCACGTTGGCGGGCGAAACGGGAGTGACCGATGGCGGTGCTCGGGTACCAGTTGGCGATCGTGGTCACGTTGGTCCTGGTTCGCCTCATCTCACCAAGGCACTTGCAAGGGGCCGCGCTGGTCTGGACGGCGTTGACGGTCATCAACCTGTTCTGGCCGCCGCTCATCGCCGTGCAGCTGCTCGTCATCTGGGTCACTTACGGCGGGCTCAAGCGCTCCAACCCTCCGCCAGAGCCCCCCAAGGCGGCCGTCCCCATCAAGCGCAAGCCCCAAACTATCGACCTCGGTATCGGCGCCGCCGGCGTCCACGGTGTGACTCCCCAGGGTCCCGCCCAGGGACAGCGCGACAAGAGCCCCGTGAAGGCAGCCCCCACCGCCGCCCCCGTACCTCCTCTGGCTCCTCCGCCAGCCGTAGTGCCAGGGGTGCCTGCGTCCCCGGCGGGCGAACAGCAGCCAGGACAGGCCCCCCTCTCGGGAGCTCCGGCGGGGACACGATGGTCGGTTCAGCAGAACGCCATCTTCGACTTCTTTGCCACGGGGAAGGGCAACGCGGTCGTTCGCGCGAGGGCGGGCACGGGCAAGACCACCACCATCCTGGAGGGCATCACCTACGCACCCGAGAAGGACATCGTGCTTGCGGCGTTCAACAAGCGAATCGCGGACGAGTTAGTGACGAAGCTGAAGAACCCCGCCGCCACGGCGAAGACCCTGCATGCGCTCGGCTTCGCTGCGGTGAAGACGTACTGGAAGGGCACTGCGCTCGATAAGGACCGGGGGTTGACTCTCGCCCGCCGGGCAGCCGGGCACGAGAGTCCCGACCCGATGGTCAAGCTCGTCAGGAAGCTCGCTGCGTTCGGCAAGAACGTCGCTCCGTTCGGCTCCGTAGCCGACCTGGTCGAGTTGGCGATCCAGTTCGAAGTCGAACCCGACGCGGAATGGAGCGAGAGCGGTTGGGACACCGAGACGGTCGCCCGGTGCGCCCACGAAGCCATGAGGCTTGCCACGCAGCGCGACGGCACCGTGGATTTCGACGACATGATTTTCGTCCCCGTGGCGATGAAGATGGTCCACCCGAGGTACGACCTCGTGGTGATCGACGAGGCGCAGGACATGAACCTGACCCAGCTCCTGCTTGCCCAGAAGCTGGTCCGCAAGGGTGGGCGCACGGTGGTCGTGGGCGATGACCGACAGGCCATCTACGGGTTCCGCGGCGCCGACTCGAAGAGCCTTGACCGGCTCAAGAGCGAGTTGAGCGCGGTCGAGTTTCCCCTCACGACGACCTACCGCTGCCCGAAGAAAGTAGTGGCCCTCGCCCAGCAGCTTGTGCCCGATTACAAGGCAGCAGACACCGCCCCCGCGGGCATCATTCGCGACGTGTCGGAATCTAAGCTGGTCGAGGTAGCCACGCCCGGCTGCTTCATCCTCAGCCGCAAGAACGCGCCGCTTGTCTCGACGTGCATCAAGCTCCTCAAGCGGGGCAAGAGGGCGAAGGTCGAGGGGAAGGACATCGGGCGCAGCCTCCTGACCATCGTCAAGAAGCTCGGCGGGACGACCATCGAGAGCTTCCTCTCCAAGCTCGCAGCCTGGGAAGGGCGCGAGACGCAGCGCGCTCGCCTGGTGGCGAAGGACCCAGAGCCGGTCATCGAGCGCATCGCAGACCAGGCCGGAATGCTCGTGGCACTCTGCGAGGACCTCCTCACGACGAAGGAGCTGGAGGCCCGCATCGAGAACCTCTTCGACGATGCCGCCGAAAGCGCCCAGCCTCTCATCATTTGCAGTTCCGTCCACAAGGCCAAGGGGTTGGAGCGCGAGAGGGTGTTCCTCCTCAAGGCCACGTTCAGCCGAACCGGAACGGAAGAATGCAATATCGAGTATGTTGCGATTACGCGCGCAAAGCAGGAGCTGGTCTGGGTGGTCAACTAGGAGCCTGGCGTGGTAACGGGCTCAGGAGCAGGTACCGGACGGCATGATTGCCGCCCCCTGCTTTGCTGCGGCAGACCGCTATGCGGCCGCCACGTGGAAGAGCTTGCGCGGGTTATGGGTGAGGCAGGTGAGCGCCCACTCCCCCTTCGCCTTCTGCAGCCCGCGCAGCAGCAGTTGCCGGAAGCCTCGCGCCTGTTTGATTTGGCCGAAGGGCGGCTCGGCTGCCACCTTGCGTCGGGCGTACACCTCGCGTCCCTTCTTCGTTTTGAGCCTGCGCGCCATCCACTCCTTGAGGCTCAAGTCTCGTGGCATCCGCCCTCGCACCGGTGGCGGCTGCTCCCCATGCTTGAGTCTGCCGGTGGCGATGTACGCGTGGATGCCAATGCTCGCTGCACGTGCCACGTTCTGTTCCGAGAAGTAGCCGCTGTCGGCTGTCACCGCCCCGGGCACCCCGCCGCAGTTCTCCACCACCTGCTCCAGTAGCGGCAGGCATCGCGGGCCAGCAGCGGCCTGAGGTCCAGCTCCGCCACCGCGTCCAGGATGAAGTACGCCAGGTGCCCGGCCGGCAGCCAGTCTCGGGGCGAGGGCGGCAGCAACTCCGACTGTTCAGGGGCGTAGGGGCGGAAGACCTTGCTCATAGATAGGCAAAGCGCATCATGTCCTTGCCTACGCTTTGAGTAGGTTCTTGCGGTTACCCCCAACACGCTCCTAGCTGGCATTGCCCTGCCGCCCAATGGGCGCTCATCCTAGACGCGTCCCCAGCGGTCCTGGCATTCGATGCAATGAGTCCCAGGACTGCGTCAGCGCCAGCGCCTGCACGTTCCTGCCTGAAGACTCGTCCCACGCAGAGGAAGCAGCCCGCCCTGAAGATCTCCGGGGCGGGCCGCCCGTCACCGCTGGCGTGTCACCAGCCGAACGTCCACCGCATGCCGGCGCCGGCCATGCGCTCGCGCTGGTTGGCCTCGGCGAAGGCGAAGAGCCCCAGGTTGCTGCGCAGCCGCGCCCCCGCCTCCAGGCGCGCGTAGGCGCCCGTGAGGGAGGACACGCCGGCCTGGGCCTCCACGTAGCCGGTCCGCACCGGTACGTCAGACAGCACTCGGGAGAGCCCCGCGGCGACAGCTAACCGCGGGGCATCTGAGGGGAGGCCGTCACCGGGGCGAGCGCCGCCTGGCTGCCGAGGGCGCCCAGCGACAGCGCCGCCGACACCACCTCGTCCGCCAGCGCGGGCGCACGGCTCGCCTTCATGCGGTCCAGGGCCGCCTCGATGAGCCCGGAGAGGAAGGTGCCCACGCTGCCGGCGGTGAGCTGGAGCACCTGCTGCAACTCGGCCAGGCCGCGCTGGCCCAGGCTCGCCTTGAGCTGCTCCAGCGCGGCGGCCTTGATGCTCTGCAGCTCCGCGTCGGAGAGGGTGCCGTCGGCAGACGCTGCCTCGAGCTTCGGCTTCAGCGTCACCTCAATGTCCCGGACGACGCCCTCGGCCAGCATGCTGGCGCGCGTGGCCACCTGCGCGAGCTTCGACTCTCCGGCCTGGGCATGGAGCTTCTTCGTGAGGGCGACGAGCGCGGCCGCCACAAGGCCGGCGAGCGCGGTGGCCAGCACGGGCGTGGCCGTGACGGCGGCGGACAGGATGATGGACTTCAGCGTGGGCTCCGGCGGCGAGGTGCCGTCCTGGGCCAGAGCCACCGGCGCGGTGAGGACGGCCGCGAGCACGGCGGCGAGGGCGAAGCGCTTCTTCATGGAGTACTCCTGGGGGACTGCGAGGGGACAGCTACGAGGCGAAGGGCAGCCGGCGGAAGCCCATGAGGTCCGGCCGGTAGCCGAGGTGAGGGAGGGCCTTCACGCGGGCGTCATGGGCTGCGGCGTCGGCGAGCGTGAGGGTGGCCCGGCCGCCACCTGACGCGCCCACCACGACGCCCCCGCCCACGTGCACCATGACGTGCTCGGCGTCGGCGGGCGCGCCCGCGCGGTGGTACAGCACCAGGTCCCCGGGCAGCAGCGCGGCGAAGTCCACCGGGGCGCACGCCGCCCAGAGTCGGTCCGTGTTGTGGGTGGCGCGCCAGTCCGGCCCGCCCACCTGGTGCAGCGTCCACGTCACCAGCCCGGAGCAGTCGAAGACGCGCTGCCCGGTGGTGGCGTCCCGGGTGCCCTTCGCATTCCACCGGTAGGGGGAGTGCATCTGCTGGAGGACGAGGGCGAGGAAGGCGGCGCGCTGCGAGCTGGGCATGGGGACTCCGGACTGACGGTTGTCGTGGAGAGCGGCCGACTCAGCCGATGACGGCGCCAGGGGGCAGCGGGTCCGGCGGGGAGATGCTGGTCGACTGGTGCCGGAGGATGGCCACCTGCACCCGGTTGAGCGTCTCCTCGTCGGTGATGCCGGCCATCTCCAGCGCCTGCACCGCGGCGTGCCCGGCGATGCTGAAGGCCACGTCCCGCTCGGCCTCGCCGGCCGCCACCCAGCGCGCCTGCGTCAGCGGCCCCACCGCGTCCCAGCCGGGCACGTCCCGCCCGTCGAACGTCTTCCAGGGGCCATGCGGCCCGGGCACGTCGTTGTATTTCGTGAAGCCGAGGAAGCCTGCGCGCTTCGGGTCCCGAGGTCCGCTCATCGGGTTCTCCTGGTGCTTCGAGGTGACAGCGCCCGGGAGAAGGGGCGCGGACGCCTGCTGGCGGAGCTGCAACGCCTTGGGCAGCCACAGCTCGCTGCGGGCGCCGTACTCCCAGACGCCGTCCGGCGTCAGCACGTCGCCCGTCTCTTCCGCGCAGATGCGCATGAGGTCGAAGGCGAGGTCGTACCCGCTGGGGTGGACGTAATGGCGCAGGGCAATGGCGACGTTGGCCTTGTGCGTATGGCCGTGGGCCATCTCCTCTCGGACCTGAACACGGAACTTCGCCAGCAACTCGTCTCGGGACATCGTCTTCGGCACGGGTGCCTCGTAGGGTGCTGCGGGTGGAGCCGGCGCCGAGCGCACGGCGGTGAAGCTCAGGTGCCGTCGCGGCCGGTGTCGCGCGCGGCCACTACGTTGGCGGCGTGCTGCATCTGCCGGGCGCTGCGCTCGCCCATCAGCAGATGTGCATCGCTCGCGGCCCGGGCGAGCTGAGGACGGGCCTCCATCTGCCACGACTCCAAGGCCTTCAGGCGCAGGTCCACCTCGCGCAGCAGCAGTTCGTGCTCGGCTACGCGCCGCAGGTCCGCCTTGATGTCCTTCACGTCCGCCGCGACGGTCCCGATGCGCTCCACCAGCAGGGGCACCTGGTCCACCGCGCTCTCGTGCTTCGTCGCTCGGCGGGCCAGGAGCCCGTTCAGCAGCGGCACGATGAGCTGGCTCACCGCCAAGAAGAGGATGGCGACTTCGGGGGTGGGCGTCACGGGACGCACCGCGCATGGATGGGGGCGCTCATGCCGCCGCATCGTCACGGCAGGCGAGGACGGCGTCCGGGCCCGCTTTACGGGGCCTCCAGTGCCATTGTCACCGCTGGGACGGCCCCGCCTTGACTCATTTCAGCGCACTCCAACACCGTCCTGAGCATGGAGCGGTGCCGGCCCGTGGCCGCTCCTTCTCTTCTGAAACCGCAGCCCAATCTGGGCAAGGAGACGACGATGAGCCGAGCTGGCCGATGTCCGGAGGATGGATTCCCGTTGGAGGAGACGCGCTACCTGGGCGGAGGCAGCCACATCCGCTGCCTCAACCCATGGCACCCGCACACGCCAGGGCCCTGCCCGCACTGCGGCAGCCGGGTGACGCCTGAGCGCTACCTCGGCACGCGAGGGCGGTGCCGCAGTTGCCTGGCAGACCGGGAGCCCCTGGAAGAATAGGCAGGTGGGGCTGTGGGACGGGTGGGGTACGAGTCCCGTACGGCCGTCACTGGCGGGCCCGCTGAAAATTGTCCACGGACTCCACGGGGGAAACCGACGTCCTTCCACATGGTTGCGTTGGATTCCGGCGCTCCACTGAACAATGTCCACGGCACGCCGGAGGATGGCCGCAGTCGCGCCCATGGTGGGCGCCTCAAAGGAGAACGAGATGACGTGTCCTGTGACTGTGCCCATGGACGGGCTGACCTACGACTGCTTCCCCCTTGACCATGTGGCCTGCCGGGACGAGGCGTGCGTGTACCTGGTGCTAGATGGAGAGCCGCGCCTGTTCCAATTCGCCATGCCGCCCGTGCTGGACGTTGGCGAGTCAGGGCAGGCCAGGACTCGGCACGCTCACCATGACAGGCGGCAGGATTGGGAGCGGGTATCCGTCACCGGCAACCTATGGGTGGCCATCCACTACACCCCGACGTCGGCCCTGCCGCAAACGCTGCGGCTGCGTCTCGAACGTGCGCTGCGCCTCCGGTACCGCCCGCCCTGTGGCGACCGCTGAGCGCGGTGGACAAGTCCGGGCTGATGGACCTCGACGCGGCGGGTGAGGACTGAAGCCTGCGGCACGCCTCCTGCTCTACGCCGCAGGCATGGACATCCAGCAGAGGTTGGCGCTCGCGAAGCGCCTGGAAGAGGTGGAGGAGGATATGCAGCAGGCCGTGCAGAACCTGGACGGCAGCCCGGCCGCGCGGACCAGGTACCAGCAGGCCCGCGCCGCGCACCTCGAGATGGACGAACTCGTCCTCAAGGTGCTGGGCGCCCGGGACGCGCCTGCGGAGGCCCAGCAGGCTGCGGCGTGACGGGACGCCCTGAAACGCAGCGGCCCGCCACCGGAGTTGGTAGCGGGCCGCAGGAGTTGCTCACGGCGCGGGGCTACTCAGTCGCCCTTGCCGCCCGTCGCCTTGCCGATGATGCCGGCGATGCGCTCGGCGTAGTGGAGCCCCGTGTGAACGAGGACATATGCGTACGTCGTGGCAACCTTCGCGTAGATGAGGCTCTTCGGTCGCTTTGCCTTCTTCATGCGGAGCATGAATTCCAGAGCATCTCCGATTTCTTCGTTGGCGATGCGGCTGGGGACAATCGCCGCCAGCGCGTCGAGAGCATTCGTTGCCAGCTTGATGGTCTGTGGGCCTGCTGCTCGGGTAGAAATGGAGCGAGCCCGCCCGATGAACTTCCACAATTGCACCACGGAGAAGACCGCCCCACAAAGGAGCACGAGCCCCGCGAGGATGGACCGCACGAGGTCCTGGTCTTCCACCGTACTGGTGATGGCGTAGCTCAATACGGTCACCGCGACAAACACGGAGGGCGCAGCGAGGTTCCGAACCAACACTATTGACCTTTGCGTCATTGCCTAGCCCCCCTCCGCCGGCCGCAGCCCCCAGAGCCCCGACACGGCCCTCTGCTGCGCCGTCGCTGCGCGTCGCCCCTCGCCCGTCAGTTCGTAGTAGCGCCGCGGGCGCCCCCCCCGTTCTGGCATGGGCTCGCCGTCGAAGCTGCGCAGGAGTCCCTCTCGTTCCATCGCCTTGAGGGCCGGGTACACGCTGCCCTCGTTGAGCACGACGCTCCCGCCCGTGCGCTCCTTCACCTTGTCGATGATTTCCAGGCCGAAGCTCTTGCCGCTCATCAGCACGGACAAGATGGCCGCCTTCGCCGTCACTGGAGAGTCCATGCCGGAGATAGTAACCTCGAACTTTGAGGATGCAACCCCAAACCGTGAGGAAACCTCCGGTGGCCTCAGCCGGGGAGCCTACGCGACCGGCTTCTTTTCCAGCACCACCGAGCCCGCGTCCACGTTGATGCGCAGGGCGTGGTTGTCGCCCTGCACCACCAAGCCGTGGTGCAGGGCAAGCCAGTAGAGGCGCAGCAGGTCCGCCATGCCCTTCATGCCTGGGCCCCGCTCCTGGCATGCCAGCCCAACGCCTCCGCCTGCCGCACCGACTCTTCATGCGTCACTGCCGCAAGGACCCTGTTATCGCTCCACTTCTGAAGCTACTCCCGCCCCTCGTCCTGAGATCACATGTCGGAGCCGGATGCGCTCTCCCGCGTTCACCCGGCGGCGTTCCAGAGACTTACTGGGAAAATCAGTGCTGGGGTTCCCCGGCCGGCTCCTGGTCGGGCTGCACGGCGCGGAGGCGCCATGAGAACCGAGAGAGCGCCTCTATTCGCGGGCGGGGCGAGGACGAACGCGAGTTCAGATCTCTACCATCATGCGCTTGCTGGCTCGGAAACCACTGGCTGCTATTTGGGGGGCTTTACTTTTCGCTTCGAGTAGGGAAGCGTCTTACTGCAGTTCGCGGTCTTTTCGCTGCCCACGGAGGCGTATCCATGCCGACTTTAGTGGTGAGAAGTGGCGTTCTTCTTCCTCTGCTTATGGCTATGACTTTAACACTACTGCCTATAGTGGCCGAGGCAGAGGCTGATGACATAGAGGCATTTGGAAGAGCCTGCGCTCTAAGTTTGCTCCCGAATGAACTTCGTGCAACGAGCAATGAGAACGCAGACACTGCTTTTCGCAAGATCGCCTGCGAAAACTATTTTCACGACGAGACTAGTGCTGTTGAAGGCAATGGAGACTTGTCAGTATGGGTCATTGATGTCGCTGCAAACGGGAAATCCACAGCACGACAGGTGACTAATAAGGCGTATTGCAGCGATGTAGGCCTTTACGTCTCGTCGCGCAGTTCGCTCTCTATCTTCCAACGCTATACCACACCTGAGGCGCTTCAGGCATGGCAGGCGTGTATGAATCTCTATTCCACCACTCACAATTCCGCAGCCCCAGCGCCTGTCAAGGCCAACGTAAAGGCCAGTACGCTTGAGACAGTTACTGTGACATTTAGATGGGATAGGAACGTCAATCCAGATGCAGGTGCACCGAACTTCCAAAGCATTGATGCCACGGGACTTGCGTGCCCGAAGGCCCCAATTCCACAGAATTCGGCCATATCCTTCGAGGGAGAGGGCAATGCCGTCGTCTGCAGTTGGAATGCCGAATCAAGAGTTGGCACTGTGGCTATCAACCACAGTCGTGGGACTTCCGTCGTATCTGCGACCCGGCCGAACCCCAAGCCTGAGGGAACCGTTGTTCTCAATGTTGTCGCCACCACCACCGGTGTAACAAACCAGTACCGAGCATGCGGGCCAATAGTCGACTCACTCAATCTTCACAATGAGCGCTGCATAAAACAGGTGTCCACTGGAGGCAAGTTCACGTTTCCCGTCAACCGAGCAAAAGAACCAGGCTATGACTGCGTTGATAATAGGTGGTTGCGCTATAGAGTCTGTGCTGAGTTAAGAACCACCAACGCCAGCGAGACTATCACCAATCCCCAGTATACGTGCGCGCGGGACAACGATGGTTCATGCGGTTGGAACGCCGTGGGCGACCCCGGTCGCCTCACATGGGAGGTATCACAACCTCAACATGTCCGAGCTTGTCAGCAACTAGGTTCTCGCAGTGTTTCTGTTGCCTTGTGCGGGACCATCAACGTCACGGGAACAGTGCCAAAGCCACCCCAACAGGCCAGGATTTGGCCTGTCTCGCTCGGGAATACTTTCGAGTTCAATATTCCGCGAGATGTGAGCGGTGACCTCATCGTCGCAACTGATGGTAAATCAGAAACTATCAAGGTTGGTGAGAACCGAAAACCATTGCTTCTTTTGCGTTCTGATCCAGACCACCCACTGGGGCCTTATTATCAATATCAATACATCGGATGGGGCGCGAACGCTGCGGCATGGCCAAGGGGCATGTTCATGCCTGTTGAGTTGCGAAAGGCAGTTACCGACAAGACCAAGGGTTCGAACAAGGCTGGGGCACAGGGTATGTCCACAAAGTAATTCTTTCCCCGTAGCGAGAGTCCCCTGCTTCCGTGACTCTCCCGCACTTTGTGGTTTTTCCTCTGGAAAAGTGGGCAGACGCGGCAGATAGCCAGCAGGCTAATACACCCTGGAACGAAAACACCCTATGCCCTTCCTGGTTGCCGCGTGGATCGAGTGACGCGCGGCATCTCAGCGGATGTTGTCCTGGTGGTACCCATGGAGGGTGCTGGGCCAATGGCCCTCCTGTCGGCCCCAGCAACTCGGTGCATTGATCTGCCCCCGTTCATCGGGCCCCAATTCAGCCTATGGAGCCTCACAGCGCGCGGCCGAGCGCCGCGTCCTTGCCGATGACGAGGAGCCAGTCCCGGAAGACGGCCCAGTCGTCCTCTGGGATGAGCCCGCGCGCGAAGGCGTTGGCCTGCCACTCACGCACGAGGCCCTCGCCACGCAAGAGCAGCCAGGGCCGGCCCGCCGCACTGCGGGCCTCCAGCATGAGGCGCTCCAGCTCCGCGGCGGCCTCCGCCAGCGTGGCCATGGGGTGCGCCACCAGCCAGTCGTAGCACCCCGCCTTCGCGGCGTAGCGATCCTCCTGGGCGGCCAGCTCGAGGGCGGAGTACTTCCCCCAGTCGTCGGTGAGGCCCGCGGTGCCGCCGGCGTCCAGCTCGCGCAACTGCCGCTCCAGCTCGTCGCGCTGCACCTGGGTGTCCTGGTTGATGCGCGCGAAGTACTTCGACGACGCGGCCGAGGCGTCGAGGTAACCGCGAACTCGGGCCAACTGCGTCATCAGCTCGCGCCTCCGGGCCTCCATGGCGTTGCGCTGGTACACCTCTTCAGCGGTGAGAGGCATGCGGCGACTCCTGGCGCGGGCTACTCGCGCTGCTTGGCGTTGTGGGAAAGGAGGCCCTTCACCTGGTAGGTGCGGGCCCCGTGGACGGAGAGCTTCACGACGTCGCCCTCCCCTTCCGGCTCCACCCGCCGGACGCGGCCCGGGCGCGTGCCCAGGAGGACGTCGCCGGGCCGCAAGTCAGCGAGTGCCGTCCAGCCACGGCCTTCCGCGTACAGCGGGTGCGGCCGCGAGGCCACCACCGTGCGTCCGTCCTCCAGCACGAGCCGGTAGCGCTGCGCCCGCGCACTGGAGACACCGGCCACCTCGTACACGTCCGGCTTCAGGGAGGCCTCGTGCCACGTGAGGACGCGCATGCCGGGGCGCACCAGGTCCGCCGGCACCTCGCCGCCTTCCGCGAGGAGAATCGGCTCCCACGGCGCCGGGCAGTACCCGTCCCCGTCGCTTCCTCCACCTCCACCTCCACCGGCCGTTGCCCCGGAGAAAGGCGCCGCGTACTGCGAGGCGAAGGCCGTGTTGCGGCTGGCACTCGGGAGGAACCACTTGCTGGCGCTCGCCCCATACACGTTGACGACGGACACCAGCAGGTACCAGTTGTACACGTTGGAGGCGGCCAGCCCGGAGATGTTGCCGGCGTACATGTACTCGAAGGAAGTGGCCCCGGCGTTGTTGGCCGTGGCGTCGACGGCGTCCCGGTACACCCTGTCCGCCAGCGGGGCGTAGAGCACCTGGTGGCGAAAGCCCAGGTTGGCCGTCTGCCGCACCCACAACTCCACGCGCGCGTGGCGCATGCCGTCGAAGTTGTCGTCCAGCGACTGCGGCTCCAGGAAGAGCTGCCACTTCGCCCAGGACAGCGACGCGCCGGAGATGTTGTCCGCGCACTCCACGCGCACCCTGTCGATATTGGGCGCCCCACCCCGCACCGCCCCGTTGTTGTTGCCCCGGTAGAAGCAGCGGTTGCCGGGGCCCGGGCCATCGAGCGTGACGAGGCTCTTGTAGAACATGGCCTCCAGCGGGTAGCGGCCCACCTGGAGGTTGCCCGACGCCACCTTCAGCGCCGTGCCCACGTTGTCCAGCTTCGCACCCGCCGTCGGGATGCCGTTGCCGTCCTCCGCGTAGTTGCTCGTCTTGAGGGTGTTGGCCGACAGCAAGTCGAACGTCACCATTTTCCGCATGGAGACGGCGTCGATGAAGAGGGACTTCCCTCCGTCCGCCGCCGGCACCGAATTCGGGGTGCCTGAGGTGTCGAGGATGAGCGAGACGGACACCGCACCCGCCGGAGCAGTGCCCGTCACCTTAAAGCGTTGGTAGGTGGCGGTGACGGTACTCAGCGTCGTCAGCGGCAACCCGACAAGGGCGCCCGTCCTGTCCAAGAAGCGCAGGTACAGGTTCCACGGAGGCGGCGCGGAGGGCGCCGCGGAAAGCTTCACCCACGCCTCGGCGTAGAACTGGTCCCCGCTGGCGCACGGAATTTCTCCAGCGAAGGCGATGGCCGAGTATGCCCCCGCGACGAGGGGGAGCTTTCGACACCAATTGCCCTCGCGCGCGTTGGCCGGGTCATTGACGAGGTAGCTACCCTCTGGCGACTTACCCAGCGCCGCCGTCCCCGCCTCGCTGTAGCCATTGGGCACGAGGTTGTCCGACGGCGGCAGCAGCAGGTGCTGGGTGGCGATGGCGCTGGCAGCCACCTTGTCACTGGTGACGGCCGCGGCGGCCAGGTGCGCCGGCTTCACCGCGCCGGCCGTGACGTTGGACAAGTCTTGCACCGCCATGGTGACGGTGTCCGGGTCCGTCGCCACCGCCCCGCCAAGGACGCGCCAGCTACTCTGGTTGCCGTTGGAGTAGAGGGCCTGGACGGCACAGCGGACATTCTGCGTGGTGGCCACCCGCAGCGACACCACCGCGCGCCTCTCGGAAGGCCCCACCCGCACCGGCTCCACGAGGTAGGCGTCGGTGTTGTTCGGGTCATTGCCGGTGAAGACGGCCACCTGGAAGCCCACCAGCAGGTGGGCCGGCAGCACCTCGGTGTGCGCCCAGCGGATGTCGAGGTACTTCGGCTTGAGGATGCGGGGCGTCCGGTTGGTGGGGGTGCCGTCCTCGATGACGCCGCCGACGCCTTCTCTCTCGCGAGCTCGCATGACGTCTTCTTCCTCAGGCTGGCGGGGTGGAGGACACCGTCATGGTGACGGAGGCCGGCGTGGTGGGCGCGGCCAGCACGGTGACGGACGCCGCGTTGGCGCTGGGGTTGCCCGAGGTGTCCACGGCCTTCAGCCACACCGTGTAGTTGGCGGGCGACGGCAGCGGCCACTCGTGCGCGGTGGCGCGCACCTTGGCGATGAAGGTGGCGCTCTCCCAGGCGAGTCCGCCGTAGCGCAGCTCGTACATGTCCCTGTCCAAGTCGGCGATTTCCGCCCAGCGCAGCGTGGCCGTGTTGCCGTTGAGGCTGTAGGCGAAACCGGTGACGTCCGACGGAGGCGCGGCCTTGCCCAGCACCGTGTACGAGGCCTCGGAGAAGGCGGTGACGAGGCCGTTGAGGACGGCGGCCACCTGCACGCTGTACGGGCCGGGGGCAATGTCCCGCAGCTCCCAGAAGTGCACCTGCACGCCCCTCTCCGTGGCCCAGTTGCCCCCGGCCTGCCGCCAGCGCACCACGTACTCAGTGGCGCCCGGGTGCTGCGTCCACCGCGCGTTGAGGGACACCTTCAGCCCTCCGTTGGTCGTCTTGTAGAGGCTCTCCCCCAGCACCAGCCCCGCGGGCGGCGCGGAGGATGGAAGCACCGAGGTGGGCACCGGCTGCACCTTCACCCCGTACTCCACTTCCGCGTACTTGCCGGGGTGGTGGCGCAGCGCGGTGACTTCATACAGGTGCGGCTCCACCTCGCTGACGCTGAGAATGCGCCACGTGGTGGGCGCCAAGTCGGACGCGGCGAGCACCCAGACGGCCTGAGGCGTCGGCGCCGCGGAGAAGGGCGTGGCGACGGTAAGGGCCCGGTACGGCGCCGGGGGCAGCGTCGCCAGGGGCCGCTCCTCCACCTTCCCGTCCGGCAGCACCACGAAGAGGGTGTACGCCTTGCCCACCTCCACGGTGACGTCCGAGTCGAGCTCGACGAGGGAGGCGGTGGCGGCCACCACGCGCCCGCCCCAGCGGCGGCCGGCCCGGTGCGAGTCCAGCACCTTCACCACGGCGCCGGGGTTGCGCAGCGCCCCCTCGAGGCCAGTGCGGAATACCACCGTCTCCGTCTCCAGCCTCTCGGTGTACAGCAACCACCGGCCCACCCGCTGCGCCTGGCTGCGCGAGGTACAGCCCAGGGCCACCACCTCGGTGGGGTTGTAGCCGTAGGTGGCGAGGCCCTCCTCGTCGGCCACGTACTCCTTCGCGGACTGGTAGTGGTTGGCCGGGTCGTTCCACGTCACCAGCGCCACGGTGTGGCGCGCGCGCCGGCCGCTACTGGAGTAGGTGAAGAGGCCGTCCACCACGTTGGCCGGGGTGAAGAGGTACTCGGCGTCCCGGGGCGCGTCCTGGGCGACGTACACCGCGCCGCTCGCCCAGTACGTCATGCCGCGGAAGACGGAGGCGAGGTTGTTGACGACCTGGTACGCGTCCGCCTGCGTCTGGAGGTAGAGGTTGCAGCGGAAGCGCGGCTCCATGCCGCCCTTCCCGTCCGGCACCAACTCGTCGCAGTAGCGGGCAATGGTGTACAGCCCCCACTTGTCCACGTGGGCCGGGTTGAGGAAGCGGCCCAGGCCGTAGCGCTTCGTCGTCAGCAAGTCGTAGAAGCACCAGGCCGGGTTGTCCGTCCACGCCACCTGAAAGGTGCCGTCCCACGTGCCGGTGTACGCCCGCGTGGTGGGGTTGTAGTTGGAGGGCACCCGCACCTTCAGCCCGCGAATGCGGTAGCTGCGCGTGGGAATGGACTGGAATTGGTGCGCGGACACCTGCAGCGCACACAGCGCGCTGTTGGGGAAGCTGAGCTTCTCGTCCACCAGCGTGGCGTAGGACTTCCAGTACGTCTTGTTCTGCCGCGTGGCGGAGCTGCTGTCCGCGGTGAGGCGCCGCACGCGGATGTCCCACGGCGGGCTGCCGGTGAGCTCCACGCGGTACGTCCTCTCGTAGGGGCTGGTGCACTTGCCAGAAATGGTGCCCGCCCCCTTCAAGTCCTGGGCAACGTAGCCGCCGCCGTTGCTCTGCACGTCAATGGCGATGGCGACGAGGTCAGGGCCGAGGTCCCCCGTGACGGGCTGCTGCTGGGACAGCTGCGGCACCTGCACGGTGACGCGCACCGCGTCCACACTGGCGTCGGTGACGGTGCGCACCACCGGCGTGTCCTTCTTCACCTCGGTGTTGACGACGTACTCAGCCTCCGCCGAAGGAAACCCGGGGATGTACTCCTGCGACTGCGTGCCCTTCACGTCGTAGAGGGTGACGTCGCGGAAGTTGAAGCTGCCGTCCGGGTTCTGCACCGGCACGCCGTCGAGGTAGACGGACTTCAGCCCGTCCACGAGTCCTTCGATTTCGCCCTCGCACAGCAAGTCGAGGACACGCGCGTGCGCGGACGACTTCAGCGTGTCTGGGCGCTCCACCGGCGAGCGCTGGGCCTCGCTGCCGCCCTTGCCGCCGCTGTTGCCGCCGTAGCCGATGAGGGGGCCCTTCTCAGACATCCGGCGCCTCCGGGTCCGCCTGCTTCACGTTGTGCGAGAGGAAGCCGGCCGTCTGGTACGTGTGCGCGTCCTCCACTGTGACGCGCACCACAGGCCCGCGGCCGCACGGCGCCACCTGCCGCACCACGCCCGCGCATGCACCGACGAGGCGCGCGCCGGGCACCAGGTGCCGCACCTCCACCCAGGCCTCTTCCGTGCGCACGCGGTGGTTGTACGTGCCCACGAAGGCCCTCCCGTCGTCCAGCTCGACGCGCCAGCAGTCGGCCTCGAGGTGGGCCACGCCGGTGACGGGGAAGTCGCCCCACGCCAGCGTCGCATCGTGCTGGGTGCGCACCCAGTCGCCCACCTGCAGCTCGCCCGCGGGCACCTCGCGGCCGTCTGCCAGGAGGACGGGCACCCACGGCGCGGGGCAGCCGCCACCACCCGCCGGCTCGCCCCTCGGTCCGCTCTGTCCGCTGCCGCCAGCGCCGCCGAAGCCGCCCCCGGCATTCCACTCGGTGACGATGCCGGCGGAGATGACGCAGCTGCCCACCTCCAGCTCCCCGTAGCAGAGGGGCACCGGGTGGCCCTGGCCCAGCGTGTTGACGGGCCCGTTGAAGGTGTACGAGGGCTGATTCTCCGGCCGCTCCACGGGTGCCAGGGGCGTGGGCGGAGCGAAGAGCAGCTGCGAGACGCCACCCACCACGAGGGAGGCGCCCATGGTGATGAGCGGCGTGCCGGCACCGAAGCCGTAGACGGAGAGCACCGCGCCACCGGCAATGAGCACCGCGCCCAGCACCACCTGGAACCAGCCCGACTTGGCCCCGGCCAAGGCCGGCATGACGGTGATGACGCGCGAGCCGCTGGCCGGCGTCGCCAGCTCCTCAGCCCCGACGTCCTGCTTGCCGATGAAAACGTGGAAGCCCGGCTCGCTGTTGTCCACCAGGTACCGGGCGAAGCCCTCGCACACCGCGGACAGGGCGCGCACCGCCTCCGCCGGGGAAGGCACGCCCAAGTCCAGCCGCCACACCCGCCCGAAGCGCCGGCCCAGCGGGCCGCCCAGTACCACCGTCGTCAGCATAGGCTGCGGTGCCGCACAACCTTCCGGGTGATTCGCTCCCAGAAGCCGCTGTACGTCTCCCTTCCGGAGAGCCGATTCTGGAGGTGGTGGAGGACAACGTCCGCGCCCAGGTACACGCCCGCGTGGTTGGGCACCGGCGAGCGCAGCTGCATGAGGAGGACGTCGTGCTCGCGCAGCGCGCTGCCGGTGACGTCGACGAAGCCGGCCTCGGCGTACCCCTCCAGGTAGAGGTTGCCGCCCTTCTCCCACCACGCGTCAGGGCGGTGGAAGTCCGGCAACTCCAGGCCCAGCCGCTCCGCGTAGTAGTCGCGGACCAGCGAGAAGCAGTCCAGCACGCCGTGACTGAAGGGCCGTCCGATGAGCGGGGGCCGGTACCCGGTGGGGTACCAGAGACGCCAGTGCCCCACGGGGACGTTGATGATGAGCCAGGGCAGGCCCCAGCGCTCCATCATGACGCGGTCCGCCTCGCTCGGCTCCGGCGCGGCGTTGGGGTGCGAGTGAACGACGGCGAGCACCTCGCCCTCCGCCTCAGCCTGGGCGTAGTCCTCCGGATGCAGGACGAAGTGGGACTGCCCCTCCGCCTGGTTCCGGCACGACACGTACCGCTGAGCGCCAGCCACCAGCACGACGAGACCGCACGCCTCGCGCGGGTACTCGTCCTGCGCGTGCTCGAGCGACGCGGAAATGACATCTTGAGAGAACGCCGCCACGTCGCCTGGGGCCATCACTACCTCCCAAGAGGTATCATGCAGTTCCATGCCATCTGCACGAATGCCTGCAAGAGTGGACGCCGTCCGACCTCTACATGAGTAGGTCGACGGAGCCAGCGACACGACCTATCGAAGCTCGATGTTCTCACGCGCAAACGGCTTTAGACCGAACAAGTCACGCACCGGAACTCAAACTCTAGGATTCGCAATCGGGACCCCAAATGATGCTCCATGGCGCTCAGTTCACAAGCGCGGCGCCGAAGTAAATTTACACTCTCCTGCAAGCCTTCGATGGCCTTCCGACAGCATCTCAAGAAAGAGGACCACATGAGTTTCGCCCAGGCCAGAACCGCCCTCCTTGACGCCCTTCGCTTACCCGAAACCCCGGTAATTGCCCTTCACGGCGACTGGGGAACAGGGAAGACGCATCTTTGGAACGACATCCTGCCCGACTTGAAGCCACTAGGCTTTTCTCCGATCTACATCTCATGCCTGAATCACAGCTCAATTGATGCGCTAAAGTCAGCCACATTCGGCGCACTACTAATTGGGCAATCAACGAAGTCAAAAATCGCAGCAAAAGCTACCCGGGCAGTGGTTGCCGTCGCCAACAGCCAACTCCCAGATGAACTGAAGATTACCGCAACTCTCGCTGATCTTCAGTCGTTCCTTCCCGCCTTACGGGACGTGCTCCCTAAAAAATCAGTGATCGCGTTCGACGATATCGAGCGTGCCGCCGATAAGATTGACGCAACGGAAATACTAGGATTCATCACCCACCTCGCGACACTCTCCGAAACACGAATACTCTTAATTGCAAACAAAGAAAGATTGGAGAAAGACCCCAAATGGAACGAACTGAGAGAGAAAACGATAAGCATGGAGATTTCTCTGGCAATAACGACGGACGAATCCATCTCAATCGGCCTAGGCAAAATGCCCGAGAAGCACTTCGAGACGTTCAAATCATGCATCAACAAACTCAAGATCACTAACATCAGAACAATACAACGAATGCGCCGCACATATAAGGCCCTTGATGACGCAGGAGTCATTCTGCCGCACCATTGGCCTTATCTCATTCCAAGCATCGTGCTGTTTGTTGCGATTCATCAAGGAACACACAAGAATCCGCTCACGCTCGAGCAAGCGCTTAACCCATTCTTGATCAAATTTGAGAATCCCGAGAAACTAACCGACGACCAGAAGGCGGCCAAGCAACTGCTGGACGAGTACAAACTCGGCCATCCTGACGAGTTTGAGACCCAAGTGCTAGTACCATACCTTGAGCGTGGCTTCCTCGACCGAACCGCCCTAGCAAACTACCGCGAACTCCTCGACAGCAGGCAGCGCAACTTCGAGATGGAAGAACTTCTTCGACTGGCCCACCAGAGAATTCGATGGGAAGCAAATCATCCGCACGCGACTGTGAACAATGTACTGTCATCTATTCTTGAAAATGCAGAAATCATCCACAGCGGGACTGCCAATGCAGCAATCAAACTCGCCGACGAATACGCATCGAAGGCGATGGGGGCCTCCATTGCAAGCAAATGGATCTCCAGTCACGCGAGAGAAATATCAGCATTCGCACGCCTGGACAGCTTCCACTATCGACACAACATCGATGGATTTCACGAGCTAATCCTGTCCGCCATCGAGACCGAGAGACACGCGGCGTTTCCCATCCCGACTCTCGATCAATCATTTGACTTTCTCGAAACGAATAAGGGCATGGAGTACGGGCACATCACGCGACTCGGTGGAGCGTCCGTCGAAGAGATTGAAGGCTTCATTCGCACATGCAGCTCGGAGGCTCGCCAAGCCGCTTTTGACGTACTCTCGCGGCATCTCTGGAATGACGATCCATCGCATTCGCTTCATGCAATTTCGAGAACATTCAGAGAGGCGTGCCAGCGGATTGTAGCGAAGGAGCCGAAGTCTCGCCTTGCAGGCATTGTCGTGCGTGAGTTTGCCCGTGCAGGGAAGCCACTCACTCCAACTGCCGATGCGGAGCCGCGATGACGTCCTGCGACGCACACGGAGAAGTCGCGGTTACATCAACAGCCCCACTCCCGGGAATCCCCCGTAGGGAAGCACTGCGGTGGCCCCGAAGCGCAGCTTGCAGCTCGCGAGGCGCTTCCCACACCGGTCCTCGGCCGGGGTGGCCGTCGGGGTGTCGTCCACCTTCGCGACGGGCGGGCCCGCGTAGCCGCAGCCCTCGCCCCGGTACTCCCAGCCGCACATCTGGGTGATGACGCGCAAGGGGATGCGGACGCCGTCCAGGTCGCACCGTGCCGCAAGGGTGAACTCGATGAGGTGCTTGTTCTCCGTCGTCTTCTGGTCGACGACGAACTCGTCGTCCGGGAAGGCGTCCACCGGGCTCGCGGAGGGGTTGGTGCCGCCGGGGAAGTTCACCGCGTCGAGGTAGCGGACGAAGGTGCGCTTGCGGATGACGCGCGCGCCGAGCAAGTCATTGAAGTCCCGCGCGAGGGCGCCCACGGTGCCCAGCACGTTGGCCAGGGTGAGGGTGGGCCGTGGCAGCCGCCCGGTGCCGGACTTGTCGAAGCCCCGGGCCTGCACGGGCCACGGCTGGTACTCCGCGCCCTGCCACACCACCGGCCCTCCAAGCCCGTTGGTGCCCGCGTGGAAGTAGTTGATGCCGCCTCCCGGCAGCGCGCTAGCGTCGAGGACAAACAACTCCACGAGCGCACCCGGCTCCAGCTTCTGGATGTCCTCTGCAATGCTCACCTACGCCACCTCCTCAAACTCGACGGACACGTCGTACGCGTTGAAGCCCTTCACCACGGACGTCCACCTCTCGCAGACGACGCGCAGCACCTGCGCGCCCGACGCGGTGAAGGTGAGGATGGCGCCGGCGCCAGGCGCGGCGGTGAAGGTGATGAGCCCGGAGCTGGAGAGCGCGTAGCCTGTCCCCGCCACCAGGACGCCGTCGCGGTACACCAGCGGGGCCGCGCCCCACCCCGTCGCGGGCACCAGCTCCCCGGGGACGTCGGGGGACAATGGCCGCTGCAGGAGGTACTGCGTGCGCGCGCCGTCCCCCGTGCCGAAGCGGAAGCCGGTGACGGCCCACGCGCTGTCCGGCACGACGAACTCGAAGGCGGCCACCCCACGGTGCGTGCGCAGGAAGGCGTCCAGCGCGTCCGCCTCCGTCTTCTTCCTCGCGGTGAACTGCACGGACCAGCGCTGCAGGAGCCCGCGCGCGCCATCCTCCGAGCGCTGCGAGTACCCGTCGCCGAACTGGGCCTTGCGCACGCGGAGCTGGCTCTCCAGCTGCGCGCCGTAGTCGGGGGTGAAGGGGAAGCGCTCCATGTTCGACATCGTCTACGGAGCCGTGGACGCCGTCCGACTCTGTCGCCCACGCCCCACCACTACGTTGTGGCATTGCTTTCTGTGCGGGGTCGCTCTCCCGCACCGTGGACGCCGATTAGCCGAACAGTCAGCTCCGCGCGGGCTATCTACCCTCCCACGCTCGGCCACGCTGGGCGCGCCCTTACTGCTGAACGGATGCGGTCGGACCCGAGGTCTGCTCGAGGAGCTTCGAAATCCATCCGAGCCGCTCCCTTACATAGCGGCCGGCGACGGCGAGTTCTGCCTCGACGGGCTCACCGGCGCGCCAAGCGAACTGCCTAGCCGTTTCCGGATCAGCGAGGAACTCATCGAGTCCCTTACCGAGCGATTCCGCAGTGATAGCCCCACTGTAGGTGGCAAGGATGAGCCTGCAGTAGCAAGCCTGGACCAGGAGAATGCGTGCGAGGACAGGCTGGGTCTCCGACGAGAAGGCGATGAGGAGATCGAGGAGCGGCTCGAGCGACGCACGATGCTTTCCACTGGGGATTGCAGCCGACTCGAACTCACCCAGAGTCATCGGGCGTAGCCCCGCTTCGTCGTCCTTGACGAGCATCGCATCGAGCATTTTGTCGACCTCTCCCACCATAAGGCCCTGGTGCTTGTAGACGGCGATCTCTTCCTCTCGCCGACTGGAGGGGTCATTGGCATTGGGGTCGTACCGCAGACCCGGCTCGGCACGTGCGAGAACAAAGTCATCCGTGAAGGAGTAGGCGTAATACTTGAGCAGGTAATACCGGACACGAATCGACGCATCGAGCGTGAGGTCGACGAAGGTCATGCGCCGCTGCAAGAGGCGGTACATAACCACCGGCTGAGTTAGCCGGTGGCACGTAGAGTAGAGGTAGTAGTCTTCGGTGTTGATCCAACTCTGCGCGCCGACGCCAAGGTTCCCCGAGCGCGAGCTTCGGGCAAGGCTGATTACCCGGTAGTAGGCTTCCTCCACCGCGTCATGTAGCTGGAAGACCAAGGGCTCGATTTCCGCATAGAGCCGCTTACGCGCTTCATACTCGTAGTCTCGGCGGGCAGCGCGGTCGCTGTTGCGATCCACCAAGTCGGCCTTGCGAGCCTCGACTTCCTGCTGCAAAACCCCACGCACCTGCTCGACTTCCCTCTGCAGTTTCCCCCGCACCTGCTCGATATGGCGGCTGGTGAAATATCCGATGATGCCGCTGACGATGGCCGAGACGACTACCGGCCCTAGCAACAGCGCAATCCACCACGGCGTAGTGAGCGGAGTGGGATTGTTGCTGCCAGAAGCCTGCGCTGCTGCTTCTGTTCCCCAGAGGCAGCCAGCCATGAGCCACAGCACTCTACTGATTACGTGAGACTGGGACAGGCGCGTCCGGTTTGACACATGGAGCGGCATTGGCATCCTCCAGGGGCGGGTACACGCGTCTTCCCCTGGAATGCTCGCCCCGTGAGCAGGCATGGGTCAACCGGCGGAGCCGCTACACGCCCATCAGATCATCGTAAAGGGCGTCCTGCTCCGTCCCGGCCTTGGGTTGGCCCGCTCCAGCCGCACGGATGAAGCAGACGTCAGTCCTGTCTCTTCGAGAGCGTGGCGGTTCCCGAATTCTCGATGATGGCGCGCGCAGCGCGCCGCAGGAAGCGCCTGAGGCCCTCACCGCGCAAGCGCGCCTCGTTGGCCTTGGCCCGGTTCTGTCGTCAGGACTTGGACGTGACAACACGCTGCCAGCCCCTATCGCCGCCTCCACGTAAAGTTGTAGATGCTGCCGCCGGGCTGCAGCTCCTCGCCCACCACCTTGCGGATGGTGTCCGCCAGGTGCCGGCCCATGCGCTGTGCGTCCTCGCGGCCGCCCTGCGACTGGACGTCGACGGACGAGGAGCCGTCCGCGTTGACTACCACCTGCACGGACATGTGGACGTCGCCACCGCCCAGCGCCTTGTTGGGGACGATGGTGCCGGAGCTGCTGGGGACGAACAGCTCCGGCCCCAGCTCGCCCACCACGTGGGCATGGCCGGCCCGCACCGGCCCGCCGGCTGCACGCGCACCGCCCACCATGGCGCCGAACATGCCGGACAGGTCCGCGCCGCCCACCACCGCACCGCCTCCACTACCCCACGCACCCGCCAGCGCTGACGTCGCCGAGTCCAGGAGCGCGACGAAGGCGCGCTGGGCCATGAGCCGGGCGATGTCCTTCAGGATGCCGTCCACCATGGTGCCGAACTCCAGCTTGCCGGTGGTGGCGAAGGTGACGAAGGCGTCCTCCATGTGCTGGGTGGCCGCCACCATGGAGTCCTTCGCCAGCGCGAAGCCGGTGGAGAGCTGCTCCTGGAGGCGCTCCACCTCCTTCCGGTAGGCCACGGCCCCCAGCCTGCCCTCGTTGAAAAGGCGGTTGACCATGTCCATGCGCTTCTGGGCTTCGAGGAGCGGGTTGAGCTGGCGCTCGAGCTGCTCCAGTTCCTTCGCCAGCTGGGCCTCCGCCTTCCCCTCCTCCGTCCAGAGGCTGCGCGCCTTGGCCATCTGCGCCTGGTAGGCCGAGAGGGACACGCGCCCCTGGTCCAGCTCCTCACGGAGGATGCGCTGGGCCTGCGCGTACTTCTCCGCCCCGGGGTTGCCCAGCTCGCGGTTCAACTCCTGGAGGATGCGCGTGCGCTCCTCTTCGGCCTTGGCTGCCGCCTTCTCCGCGGCCTTGGCTTCCTCCGCTGCCTTGATTTTGGCGATGGCCACGTCCGCCTGCCGCTTCTGCTCGGCGGTGAGGGCCGCGTACTCGTCGCTCAACTCCAACGCCTCGCCCTTCGTCTTCCCGAGCGCGCGCGCCTCTTCCTCCAGCCGAGCCAGCCACGCCGTGGCCTTCTTCTCCGCCGCCTCCTTCGCCTTCACGTCGTCCAGGAGGGACTGGGCGGACTGCGACGTGGCGGCATTCACCTTCGTCGTGGCGGCCGCGCGCTTCTCCTCCTCCGCCGTCAGCGTGTTGGACGCCTTCGCCGCGTCGTCGAGTCGCTGCTGCGCCTTGAGAAGCTGCACCTCCCGCTCGCGCTGAGCCCGGAGTTCCTCCTCGATAGGCTTCAGGTCCTTCTCGGAGCGCATCTTGTACTTCTTGGTGCCAACAATTTCCTCCCGGGTTTGGTGGAGCGTGTCACCCTTGGCATCAACGGAAATCGCCTTCTCCATGTTGGCCCAGTACTTCTTGAGGCGCTCCTGCTCCAAGCGCGCGTCCACGAGGTCGGCCTTCACCATGCGCTCGAAGTCGGCGCGCAGGCCCTCCATGGTGCCCGTCCCAGCGCTGAGGGCCTTCTCGTACTTCGGGCCCAGGTTGATGAACTCCAGCCGGGCGAGGTTGTAGGCCTCCTGCTGCTTCGTCAGGTCCTTCTCCACCTTCAGCCGGGCCTGGAGGTCAGTGATGATTTGGCTGGCCCGGTCTGCAGCGGCCCCGCTCTCTCGGATGGCCTGCTTCGCCTTCTCGCTGGCCTCTTCCGCCGCCCGGCCGAACTCGAAGTAGGCCGACGCCGCCAGCCCCAGGGCCGTGGTGATGATGCCGATGGGGCCTCCCAGCGCGCTGAGCGCGGCGGAGCCCGCCCGCGCCGCGAAGGACGCCCCCTCGATGGCCAGCGCCTCCTTCACCTTCGCCTGCGCCAGCGCGTTGGAGGCGATGGCCGCGCGCGTGTGCGCCACCGTGAAGGGGCCCTCCAGCGCGGCTGCCGTTTCGAGGGCGGCCTGGCGCTGCTGGAGCATGGCCAGCGCATTGCGCAGTGCCGCCGCCCGGCTCTCCGTCACCCGGCGGGAGTACGCCGCATCCGCGAGCGCAGCATTCGTCATGGCGTCGCGCGCTTGGCGCGCGGCACCCGCCTTGTCTGCCAGGGCCTTCGTCCAGTCCTGGGCCCACCCCGCCGCGCGCACGGTGGCCAGCACCGCGAGCCCCTCGCCGAGGTAGCGCGCGGCCGTCGTCACCTCGTTGAAGTGGCGCAGGAGGCCGTCCATGGAGGGGCCCATGGCGGACAGCAAGCCGTCCCCCACGTCCACCTGGAGAGAGGCAAAGCGCGCGCGGAGCTGGTCCAACTTGAACTGCGGCGTCTCGGCCATCTTGTTGAAGGCCACTTCGGTGCGGCCCGCGGAGTCCTTCATGTGCTCCAGCGACGCGGCGAAGTCCGCCGCAGCGGTGCCGGTGAGGGCCATGGCGGGGAGCAGCGCCTCGACGCCTCCCACGAGGACGGCGAGCTGCTCCGTGTTGCCATGCGTCCGCTCCCGGACGTGCTCCATGAAGCCAGCGAAGCCACGGGCACGCAGCCCGGCCGTGGTGAAGTCGACGCCGAGGGCACGTGCCAGCTTCGCCGCGTCCTCCGAGGGTTTGGCCACCTGTGCGAGGATGCTGCGCACGCCCTCCATGGCCGTCTCCGTCTTGATGCCGGACTTCGTCAGCGCCGCGTTGGCCGCCAACAACTCCTGCAGCGAGACGCCCGTCTGGGACGCGATGGGAGCCACCTTTCCGATGTGGCGGGCGATGGCCTCGATGGACGTCTTCCCGTCCGCCGCCGAGACGAACATGGCATCCGCCGCCTCGGTGGCACTTCGGAGGCTGCTGCCGTACGTGGCCATGATGCTCGTCAGGCCGTCCGCCGCGGTGCCCACGTCGGTGACGCCACCGATGGCGAGCTGGTTGGCGACGCGGAGCATCTCGGTGGCCTGCGCGGCGTCCGACGCGCCGGCGCTCATGATGTCGTAGAGGGCCTTCGCTTGGTCCGTGGGCATGCGGCCGAACTCGGCGCCCAGGGCCTTCGCGCGCTCGGCCAGGGTGCCCATCATCTTCAGCTGCTCCCCGTCCAGCAGCGTGCTCACCTGCGCCATGGCCGTCCCGAAGCCGAGGGCCTCGGTGGTGGCACTGCGAAGGGCCGCGCCGGCAGCGGCCACGCCCACGAATTGGCTCACCAGCCCGCCGAGGCCGCGCGCGAGGCGCGTGACGGGCGGCTCGGCGGCCTCGGTGACTTGCTGGACGTCCCGGACGGCGGCGGCCGCCTTCTCCTGCGCCGCGTGCATGTCCCTCAGCTTCAGGGACGCCCGCTCCAAATCCCCCATGAAGCGGCCCACGGCAGCCGTGTCCATGAGGGACTTCTGGAAGCGCTCCATGGCGACGTCGCTGGCGCCGAGCTGCGTGTTGAAGCGCTGGAGCCCCGCCGTGTCGCCGAGCGCGGCCTGAAGCCCTCCAGCCGCAGCCGTCACCAGCTCCAGGTCCTTGCTGACGGTGCGCATACGCTCCAGGGCTCGGTTGGTCTCCTCGACCTCCCGCACCATCCGCTCCAGCCCCTTCAGGTATTGCTCGGTGGCCGTCTCCACCTTCTTCGTCGCCGTCTCCGTCTTCTCCGCGGCGCCGCTGAGCTTCGTGAGGGACTCCACGCCCGCCTTCGCGTCAGACGAGTCGATGCGGATGGACAGCGTGGCGAGGTCAACGCCTTCGGACATGGACGAGTCCCTTCACGAGATGCGGCGCGGCGAAAGCAGACAGCCGGCCAAGCACTGAAAGCATGAGTAGTGGCACGAGGCGCCGGGCATGTGGTGGCTTCGCCCCATGCGTGCGCTATGTGTGTCCTCGCTCCTGCTCGTCGCCGTGGCTGGGTGTGACCTGCGTTCCGACGAGGAGAAGGCGAAGGAGAAGATGCGGGTGGAGGAGGTCCGCGAGAACAACAAGACGTCCGCAGGCCCCGACTTCCGCATGGAGACGGCCGGCCGGTACAACACCACCTTCGTCCGGGTCGTGCGCCTCCCGCACGGTGATGTTGCGGCACACGCGGCGGAGCTGAAGATGCAGTTCTCCCTCTTCGACTGCGCGATCCAGACGCGCATCGACGATGGCTACACGCATATCGCCGTGCGCGACATCGACACGGGGGAAGAAGTCGTCAAGCCGGTGACGGAGTTTCGACGCCGCGAGCAGTGCAGCGAAGCTGAGCTGGATGCTCTCGTCCCCGCCGCCCCCTGACGTCGCCACCTCCACCCGTCACTCTTTTCGCAGGGACGCAATGAATGCGGCGTCCAACTCCCGCAGCAACGCCACCTCCGCCGCGGTGGGCCGGTGGCCGGTGAGCCGGGCCCACGCCTCCATGTCCTGGTAGGAGATGGAGGCCACCGCGAAGGCACCCGGAGTCCGGGCGTTGCTCAGCTCGCAGAACCACGCCCAGACGTGGGCCAGCGGCTCCGGCAGGGAGTGCTCACCCACCAGCGCGGGCGGCACCTGCCCCGTCGACTTCGCGAGCTGCTGCAGGTGCGCGCGTAGCGAGACGCCAGACGCGTCCTCCCGGCTCAGGCGGAAGTGGTGGCGTGCGAAGCCGAGGAGCTCGTCGGCGAGCTCTCGAAAAAACGGGCGCGGTCCGCCATGGCCTCGTCCACCTGGCGGCGCAGCCACGGGTAGGCCGTGTACACCCGGCGGACATTCTCCGGCGTGAAGGGCACCGCCACCCCGCCCTCGCGCACGCCGCTCCAGGACACCGTGCAGCGCACCAGCATCTCCAGCGCGTCCGACTCCGACTCCTCGGCGGTGAGGGCCACGCGTCGGTTGCCGAGCTGCAGCTGCTGGAGGCGGCGGTTGCGCTGCTCGCGCTCCGCCACACGGTAGGTGGTGGAGTCGGTGCTCGCCACCTCGACGCGCGTGCCGGTGGCCTCGCCCGTCAGCGGGTGGAGGATGTCGAGGGTGACGGTGTCGCGCTGCTGGAGGCTGCTCAAGTCGAAACCGGGGGTGTCCATGGTGCTCCTTCAGGGGCTGCGAGGGGTGCGCGGCTGCCCGCGCGGGAGGGGTTACGGGTTGCTGCGCTGGTACACGAGGGCGGCGCCCGAGGCCGCGTCGAGGAGCGCGGTGAAGGGCAGCGTCTGGACGACGGGGCCCTCCTTCGGGTTGTCCAAGTCGCCGCCCGTGTACTTCAGGCGGGGCACGCGCAGCCGGTGGAAGTCGGTGCCATTCGAGTCCAGGAGGAGCAGCTCGAGGCTGGACTCCTCCTCGTCGAGGAAGCGGTTGAGGAGCGTCGCGTCGCTGAAGTACGCGGAGAGGCTGCCGGACACCTCGAAGCCGCCCTCGTGAATCTCCTGGGGGCTGTTGTGGCCGATGACGCCCTTCACGCTGCGGCCGTTGGAGACGTCCAGCTCCAGGCTGGTGACGTTGGCCACCACGGCCCCGCCCTCCATGAGGCTGCCGGTGAAGGCGTCGAAGGGGCTGTGCGTGCCGGGCGGGGTGACGCTGGCCGCGTGCGAGGCGCCCGCCTGCACCATGTCCTTGCCGAGGAAGGTGAAGGTGCCGGTGACGATTTCCTCCGGCTTTACCGACAGCTTGAAGTCGTCCACCGCGCACCCGCGGTAGAGGAGGTACTGGTTGACGTCCGTGAAAGCGCGCTCCACGGCGAAGGTGCGCAGGACGGTGCCGGACTTCAGCCGCTTGCCCACCAGGGCCACCGTGCGGCCGGCACCGGCGGCCTCGTCGGTGAGGGCCTTATCCACGGTGAGGGCCAGGGCGGTGACGGCCACCACCCGGGCCCGGCCGTTGTTGCCCGCCTGCGTGAAGCCGCTCGCCGCCACCTCGTCGCCCGGCAGGAAGCCGTCCGTGAGGAAGCTGCCCGCCGTCCGAAGGTAGGTGTCCCCGTCCGCGTCGGCCTCCAGCGACAGCGCGCCGGAGGTGACGGACTGCCAGGTGCCGCCCAGCGCGGCCTCCAGGAAGTCGTCGAAGGTGGCGACGGAGAGCTCGAAGCCCAAGTCTCCTCCCACGCTGCGCATGCCGTGGCGCAAGTCGACGCGGTGCCTGTCCGCGCGAATCTCGTTGGACTGGTACGTCGCCTTCGCGAGGTTGAGGCCCACGTCCGTGAAGCGGAGCGCCTTGAAGGTGGTACCCGCCGCCACGCCGAAGGCGGACTCGGCCACGTACCGCACCGCCGTGCGCTGCCCTGAAGCTGAAGCCATGACTTCTCCTTCCGTCCGCCACGCGGGCGGCTCAATCCTGTGAGTGCACCAACCACCACACCGAGACGGGCACGGCCCACCACGTGTCCTCGCGCCCGCCGGGCCCCGGGGAGACGGACTGCACGCGGACGGTGGTGGCGCCGCGAGTCAGCGAGGTGCCGCGCTTGAAGCCGTCGCACACGGCCTGGGCCGCGTCCGTGCACGCCTTCGTCCCCTGCCCGTAGGGGAAGTAGAGGGACACCTGGAAGACGCCGGGGCGGCGCGTCTGCGAGTCCACCCCGGCGCCGGCCGGCGCGGTGCGCGCGGGCAGGTGGTCCACCTTCGCCCAGGGCGTGCCCTCGGCCGGGGTGAAGGGGACGTTGGGGTAAGCCACCGCCTGTCCCACCACGGGCGCCAGCACCGCCTGGGCGTGCAGCTCCAGCGCCTGCTGAATGTCGAGGAGGACGGTGCTCACGTGCCCTCCCCTCCCTTCGCGTCCTTCACCGCCTCCTCGAGGATTTCGCGCAGGTTGGCGAGGGTGGTGCGCACCATGCCGCGCGGGGCCTGCTGGCTGTGGCCGAATTCCAGCCGCCGGGCGTAGGGCAGGTTGTTGGTGAGGTACACGGTGTCGCCCACCTCGGCGCCGTCCAGCACGCTTTTCGCCGCGGCCAGCGTGGCAGCGCCGTCCTTGTCCGCGCCCTCCACCTCGCCGGAGGGACGGCCGCCCACGCCCACCTGCCAGTTGCCCCGGAAGCGGCCGGTGTCCACCGGGGACGCGGTGACGACGTTGGCCAGCACGCCGAGGGCGGCCTTGCGCACCACCTGGCCCGCCTTCCCCGCCGCCGCCGTGACGAAGGACTCCACCTGCCGGCTGAAGCTGGCCCCGCGCCGCACGCGGGAGTCCGTCTGCTTGAGAGTCATGAGGCCACCCGAAGCACGTAGAGGACGGGCGTGCCCTGCAGTTGCACCGGCGGCTCCGTCCTCAGCACCCGCCAGGTGCGCCCCTCCAGCGGCCCCACCTCGTCGCCCGGGGCCGGCACCACCGCCAGCCCGCTGGCGGCCACCAGCAGCTTGCGCAGGCCCACCTGCACCGCCGCGCCCTTGGCCAGGGCGTCCCCGTCCTGCCCGCTGTCGGCCTGCACCAGCACCTGCACCGAGTGCGAGGTGGTGCTCGCCGAGGGCGCGGACTCGGCGGGGTTGTAGGTGCCCACCACGTGGCGCGTGAGGGAGGCCTCCTCGCCGTAGCGCTTCAGCAGCTCGAGGGCCTTGCGGGCCAGTCTGTCCGCCTGGGCGCTCATCCGCGCTGTACCTCTACGCTGCCGAGGCCGGCCGTGCCGCCCTGCACCAGCCGGCGCACCAGCGTCGCCACCTGGGCCGGAATGGGCACGTGCCTCTCCGGAGACGTCCGCAGCGGCCCCACCTGGACGCCCTCGTCCACCACGGGGCCGAGGCCCGCCGTCCAGTCCTCCTGGAGGAGGCGGAAGGCGAACTCGGCCGCCGCGCCCTTCAGCTGCAGGGGCACGCTGGCGGAGGAGACGGGGCAGCCGTCCAGCACCACGCCACGCCGGGGCCAGGCCAGCGCCTGCTCCGCGCTCGCCCGGGCCCCCACGTAGGTGAAGTGGGCGTCGAGGAGACGCGTCGCCCACTTCAGGTGCTGCTCCTTCGCGGCGACGTCGGTGGTGCGCCACGCGGTGTTGTGCCCGCGCGACGAGTGGTAGGCGTCGGCCTCCGCCACGGTGCAGTACGAGTCCGCGGCCGGGCCGCCCGGGGTTGCGTCGAGAGGCATGAGGGTGTCCTCCGGTGGAGTGCGCGTGCTACTCGCCGTGCGCCTTGGCCTTGGCCCTACCGCCCTTCTCCCCCTTCGGCGCCTCCTCCTGGGGCGCGGGCGGCGTCCCGGCCGGCTTCCCCTCCTGCGCCTTGGCGGACTCGGCGAGCTTCGCCTCCGCCGTGCGCTGCGCCTCCCGGGCAGCGCGCAGCTCGGCCCGGAGGCGTGCCATCTCCGCCTCGGCGGCCGCTCGCTCTTCCTCCACGGCCTGGGCCTTCGCCCCGTCCGCGCTGGTGGCCGGCGCAGAGGGGGCGGCACCCGTCATCCCGGAGGCGCCCACGGCCCGGGTGCGCGCCCAGCGTGCCTGGGCCTCCTCGTACTCCCGCGAGTCCCGCGGGTACGCCGAGTGGTACTTACCGAGGACGTGAATGGCTGAGGCCGCATTCGTCGGCACCTGTGCCACTCCGTCCTTGAAGTCGAAGCCCGCGAGAGTGCACGTCTGCCCCTCTCGGGGGCCCACCAGCACCACGTCCACGGCGCGTCGGTTTCCAGTCGTTGAAGTCACGTCATGCTCCACATGGAAGGCGCCCAGCACCCGCTGGGCGCGTGGTTGGACTGCGCGGGGGACTCGCCAGGGCGGACTCGTCCCGCACCTGGCTGCCGCCCCGGCGTGGTTGCGGCCGGGCTAGTTCTTCACGCCCTGGGCCACCGCGAGGGCGAGGTCGCTGTACACCGCGAGGCCGCAGTAGAACTTCACGCGCGTAATCGACTCGTCCTTCGTCTCCGACTCGCCGATGTCCTTCACCTGAATCCCCATCGCCTTCTTCGCGTGCAGCCCGGCAATGCCCACCCGCTGGCTCCCGTCGTCCAGGCACCCGGCGATGATGCTGGTGCAGTTGGTGGACGTGCCCTGCGTCTGGTTCGTCGGCATCCAGTCGTTGCGGAAGACGGGCACGCCCTCGTACTCCAGCACCTCCTCGCCGCTCGGCAGCTCCAGCGTCTCGACGATGCCGGCGCCACCCTGCGCCCGCAGGAGCGCCTTCAGCGAGCGGATGGTGCGCCCGTGCATCATCAGGAAGTCCACCTTCCCGTCCTTCGCCGTCACCCTGTCGAGCAACTCGTCCAGCAGCTCGAAGGAGAGCGTCGCCCCGTTGGCCCCGGCGATGAGCGTCTGGCCGGCACTGGCCAGCGTCAGCAGTCCCTCGAACTCCTCATTGGCGCCCGTCCCGTTGAGGAGGAGGTTGGCGTACTTGCGGCCCACCGCCTTGGCCTTGCCGGCCACCTGGACGGCGAGCTGGTCCGTCGTGTCCGAGTGCGTCGCCTCGACGAAGTTGTCCACCTCGGCGTCGCCGACGATGCGCTTCAGCGCGCTCGTCACCTGGGTGAAGGTGGTGGGCGCCTTCGCGGTGATGGTGCCGCCGACGCCGAGCATCTGCACGTCGCCGAGGACATTCTCGCGATTGTAGACGGCAGCAGGCCCCTCCACCGGCTCAAAGGGGAGGAGGCCGTAGAACCTGTCGACGGTGACGATATTGGCGATGATGCCGGAGACCAGGTCGTCCTGGCTCAGCTTGGCCGCTTCGATGAGCGGATTGGAAGGCATGGAAAGGCTTTCCTCCTCGGCGAGAGGGAAATGACGGCGTGCGGACGCGCCACGGGCAAAGGCTGCCTGAAGCCCGAGAGACACGTCTGATATTGGGAGAGAGTGGCTGCCTCCGGGCGTCACGCCCGGTGTGCCTCAGGCCGCGTCACGCGAACCTGGGACGGCTACTTCCTGTCCGCCAGCCCCCGGGCGATGCGCTGCAAGGGGGAAAGCGTGTCACTGCCGGGCGTCCCGCCCGTTTTGCCCCCCGGTCGCATCCCGCTTCCGGAGGAACCCGTGCCCTCGAAGGCCCGAGCGAAGTCGGGGTTTTTCTTGAGCTCCGCGACGAACTCTCGCGTCGTCACGTAGCCGCCCGTCTTGTGCTCGCGAGGCTCACCCTTCGCGTCGACAATACGGACCAAGAAGTCGCCGTCTTCCTCCACCACTTTCACATAACGCTCGACGTAAGGCAACAGAAGCGACGCGCTGCCCTTGGCGTCTGTGATTGCGGCCAGCGCCTCCGAGTGCACCAGTCGCTTGTGGAGGGCGGTGCGCATGGACTCCAGCGCGGCCTCCTTTTCCCCCAGCGCCTTCGCATGTCCGGACTCGAGCTCCGTGCGCTGCTTCTCCCACGTGGCCGCGCCATCCTTCCCCTTCTGGGCTTCGGCCACCTGCGTGCGCAAGTCGCCCACCAGCTTCTCCGCCTCCTCCGGCGTCTTCGCCAGCTTCTGGTAGGCGGACACCAGCGCCTTCAACTCCTTCGAGGAGTCGCGCTCCTTCTTCAGCGCGGTGGTGAGGCTGCTGTTGTCCAGCCGCTTCACCATGTCCGCGTCGAGGGTGTACTTCGCGCCCTCGCCCTCCCCCTTCGCGTACAGCCCCCGGAACTTCTCGGGGACGATGTCCAGCGCGTCCACTTCCGGCTGCCACTCGAACTCCATGTGCCACGTCTCCTTCGGCCCGGGAGGGCCGGTAGCCCTACAACTCCGCGCGCGTGAAGGCGGCGGACTCCGCCTTGCGCAGTTGCTCCAACGTCAGCGTCTTCCCGCTGGCGTCCGTAAACCTCTCCAGGCGCAGGCCGCCCTCGCGGAAGAGCCGCCCGCGCGTGGGCCCCAGCACCTCGTCCTGGAAGCCCGAGGACTGACGGCGCAGCCAGTCCTCGTAGGACAGCCCCTTGGGCGCCTGGCCGATGTGCTGCTGCGCCCACGTCTCCCGCTGCCGGGCAATGGCCGCGCGCCTCTCCTTCTCGGACATGCGCCCCCACGCGTCGCCCGCCTGGGCCTTCGCCTCCGCCCGGAAGTCCACCTCGCGCTGGCGCCGGGTGCGCACGTCGGTGACGGCGGGCCTGTCCCCCACCAGCTTCACCCCGTCGATGACGGGCACCGTGGAGGAGCGGCACCCGGGGTGCGCGGGCGGGCGCGGGCCCTCGCGCACCGGGAATGTCTTCCCGTCCCGCGCCATGCACACGGGCGTGGTGCGTCCGTCCAGCGTCGATACCCACCGCACCGCCTCGATGATGTCCGCGTTGGCCCGGCACACCTCCTCCCGGGCCTGGGTGGCCACGTGGTTGAGGCCGGTGCGCACCAGCGTCTCCGCGCTGCGCCGGCTCACCTCGGCGACACCGTCGGCGTAGGAGGCGGCCCGCGTGCCCACCACGCGCCGGACGATTTGCTGCGTCGTCTGTCCCTCGGCCATGCCCACCTGGACGGCGCGGGAGATGCGCTCCACGTCAGCCGCGGGCATGGACTCCACCCACGACTCGAAGACGGCGCCGGCGAAGGGCCTCTCGAAGACGGCCGCGTGCAGCACCTCCGCGGTGGGGGCGGCCACGGACAGCTCCACGATGAGCGTCTCGCGCAGGACGGCCGTCTGCCACTGGGCCTCGTACGCGGCGAAGACGGACAGCTCCTCGCGCAGGTAGCCGGCGGCGGCCGCGTACGCCTCTGCGCGCAGGCCACCCACCACCTGCAGCATGTCCTCCAGCCGCGCGGTGGTGACGGGCCCGGCGTCGAAGCCGCCCGCGTCCAGAATCCGCTCCAGCCGGGCGGTGAGCTGCTCGGCGAGGCTGTCCTCGGTGGCGTTGAGCAACTCCACCACCCGGTGCACCACGCCGGCCTTGTAGCGCTCCACCTGGACGGAATGCGCCAGGGTGCGCTCGAGGAGCTCCTCGTTGGCGGTGAGGGGCGCGCCGGCCACCTACGCACCTCCCGGGGGCGAGTCGTCCGGCCCACGCGGGCGGACGGGGATGACGGCCGCCGGCCCGGGCGCCGGGGGCAGGAACTCGATGCCGTTGCCGTGGAGCTGCACGCGCTTGCCCGCGGCTTCGACGTCCAGCGTCTCGCCCGTGGGCTTGAGGATGACGTGCGTCCAGGCGCCGTTGGCGTGGCGGACACCGACGAAGTGCTCGAACTCCACCACCTGCCAGGGCTCCAGGGCGCTCACCTGCTCGGGCAGCGCCAGCTCGCCGGCAGCCGGTGCGGTGTCTTCCGGCACCACCGTGCCCTGCCTGTCCGGGCGCTCCGGCGACGCCTTCCAGCGCCTGTGCGCCCGCCACCACCCGGCAGCACACACCAGGGCCGCGAGCACGGCCACCACGAGGGCCCCCGTCATGACGCACCTCCTGGAGACGGCTGCTGTCCGGCGGACGTGCCCGGGGCAGGTGCCGGGCGCAGGGTGCCCAGCGCGGGCCCCTCGGCCTGGAGAAGGTCCGCGTCCACCTCGGCGTTGAAGTCCGGCGCGAGGACGCCGCGGCGCTTCAACTCGGTGAGGAAGGCCTGCCGCGAAATCTCCCGGGCCGCGCGCGCCTTGAAGAGGACGTCCAGCCCCTGCGCGTCGCCCTCGGACAGGCCGAAGTCGGTGTGCACCTCCACCTTCAGCGCCCCGTCCTCCACCTCCAGCCCCAGCCACCGGGCCGCGAAGTGGAAGGCCAGCTCCAGGGCGTCGCCGAAGGACTCGGCCAGGGCCTGCAGCTCGGAGTGGCTCTGCGCGGTGTTGATGGACTTCTCGGTAGCGGTGGAGCTGCCCGACTTGCGGACGAGCAGCTCCACGCCGAGCGCGGCCATCTCCTCCTTCAAGTCCTCCAAGTCCTTCCGGCCCGCTTCAATGGCCGCCCCGGAGTGCTCCACGTAGTAGAACTTCCCCTGCGGCGACTCGGTGGTGAGCAGCGAGTGCGGGCCCACCTTGAGGCCGCCGCCCTGCCCTCCGTCCTCCCCGCTCCCCGGCGGAGGGGCCACGCCCGAGGCGGCCAGCATGGGGAAGCGCGCCACCGTGAGGACGTTGCGCTGGTCGCTGGACGACTGCCAGTGCTCGACATTCTTGTGCGCCAAGTCGAGCAGCGGGGGCTTGGCGAGCTGGAAGCCCTCGCGGTGCGCGTACCAGGTGACGAGGGGGATGAAGCCCAGCTTGTTGGGCCCGCCGCCCACCTGCGCCCACTCGCTGGTGCCGGAGCGCTCGTACACGGCCCAGGAGTCGGGCTCGAGGACGCGGACGCGCTCCACCTTCACCTCCTCGAAGCCCTCGCGCCGCACCTCGGACTCCCGAATGCGCGCGTGGGTGAGGCGCTCCTCGCCGTCCACCACCTCGACGTAGGCGGCAATGAGGGCCTCGGCGGGCACGTGGACGAAGTACGGGCGCAGGCCCGCGCGCTTCTCGTCCTCCAGCGTCCGGACGGCCTCCGGGTCCACCGCGGGGAAATCCACCAGGACGTGGGTGAGTCCCTTGGCCAGGCCGTCCTTGAAGACGGCGCGCGCCCAGGAGGTGACGTCACTGCCCAGCCTGTCCACGTCTTCCGCCAGCGCCTTCAGCTCCTCCGGCGCGGACTCGCCCAGGCGCACCGGCTTTGAGAAGGGCCGCGTCGCCAGGAAGGAGAGCACCTTGGCGAAGTAGTTGAAGAGGACGGTGCGGTTGAGGCGCTCCCGGTAGGCCGCGTCCTCCTCGCGGGCGTACTGCGGCAGGTACTTGCGGCCGGCCGCGCGCATGGCGCGGGTGCCGCCCAGGAGGGCCAGCACCAACTCCCAGTCGGGAAGCATGTCCCGGTAGGTGCTGCTGGGCGTGTTGACGTCGGCACTCACCGGTAGCTCCCCACCTGGAAGGTGTCTGGGCCGCCCAGCATCAGCTCCGTCAGCGCCCACACCGCGGCGTCCATGCGGTTGGGGCTCCAGGTGGACTCGCCCGGTACCCACGTTGTCTGCTCGTCCTCCAGGGCAATGAGGCGGCCCACGTGGTGCGCCTGCCCGCGCTCGTAGAGGGCGGCCACCGGCTCCGCGCGCTTCGCCTTGCCGCGCGAGGCCGTCACCACCTTCACGCGCACGTGCTTCTTCGCCTCGCGCGCCTTGCTTCGCAGGGTGGTTTCCACCATGTCGCCGCCGAAGTTCTTCTCCCCCACCACCGCGTCCGCGCTCTCCTTCTCGTAGACGGCCAGTACCTTCGTGGCCCACCCCTCCGCGGAGTACTTCCCGGAGTCGTCGCGCCACACGTACGCGTGGCCGTTGGTGGCCTTCCCCGCGCAGACGAGGCCCACCTCGTCGTTGCTAGGGCCGTCCCCGCCAGCCGGGTCCACCGCCACCACCACGCGCACCATGGGCAGCGGGCGCCCTTCCGCGTCCTTCGGCAGCTCGGGCACCCGGGCGTTGTCCAGCAACTCCTGCGTCCAGAGGGCGCCCACCGCTGCGGCTTTGAAGGCCTCCTCCACCGTCGCCGGGTACTCGCGCCGGAAGTCGTGGACGCCCTTCTCGAAGGCCGCAATCTTCGAGCGGCGCCAGGCCAGTTGCTCGTCCTCCAGCGCGTAGCCGTGCGCCTCACGGCAGAGGGTGGCGTACCTGTCCTCCTCCGAGGTGCGCTGGAAGCCCTCCGACACCGGCAGCCGGTACTCGGGCTGCCAGAACCAGGGGACGAAAATCAGCTCGTACTCGCTGGCGCCCTCCTGCGCCGCCTTGCACAGGCGGTGGAAGAGGCCCTGGGGCCCGTCGCTGGTGGACTCCAGAATGACTTCCGTCCCCGGCGCATTCGGCACCGCCTCCAGCACGCCGCGCATGTGGGTGGAGGCGTTGGGCCAGAAGGCCACCTCGCTGCCGTGGAAGTACTGAATCGTCGAGGAGCGCCCCGTCCCCTTGCTGCCCGCGGTGCCCACCTTGTACCCGGAGGACAGCCTGTCGAAGACGAGCTCCTTCGCGTTGGACGCGCCAATGGAGGGCCGCACCAGCTCCGGGCAGTTGTCGTGGTACCGCTTCGCCATCTCGAAGAGGTTGGCGGTGGCCGGGTCCTCGTGCGTGAGGATGAAGGCACGCACGCCCTTGCGGTGGGACACCTTCCAGTAGAAGCGCGCCTCCACGTACGTGCTGCACCCCTGCTGCCGTCCCTTGAGGACGATGGCGCGCACCCGCCCGGTGCGCTTCAGCTGCGCCTCCAGCCGCTCGTGGATGAAGGCCTGGGCGCGGTTGAGCTGCAGGTGCGGCAGCTCCCCGCCCGTCACCTCCTTCGGGCGGATGCGCAGGCAGCGCGAGGCGTAGTGCGGGAAGTCGTCCTTCAGCCGCTGGCGGATGGCCTTCTCGCGCGGGCTCAAGGCTTTCGCGACACGGGCACCCGCAGGGCGCGGGGCCAGGCGTGCACGCACTCCACCTGGACGGGACTGACGGGCGGCGCTCATTCCAGGGCCCCTAGCGCGTCCTCATGGGTGAGCTTCAGCTCGCCGCCCAGCTCCACCTTGTCGGTGAAGAGCTTCAGGTACTTGCCGAGCAGTTCCAGAGACTTCGGCTTGTCCCAGAACTTCACCTTGGTGAGGGTGCCCACCTGGACGCGCTCCTCGCCCTTGCCCGCGAAGAGATCCTCCACCTCCACCGAGGCGATGGCCCGGCGGATGTCCTCCGGCATCTTGTGGAGCGGCAGGAGGGCGCCGTCCGCGTCGAGCACCCGGCCCGGGTCCGAGAAGCCGATGCGCTTCAGCTCGCGGAGCACCTCCACGGCCTCGACTTCGGCCCGCTCCGCAACCACCGCCTTTCCAGCCTCGACGGACTCTCGGACCTTGGGATTCCTTAGCAACTTCGAGGCCGTCACCTCGGCGGAGAGCTCCGTGTAGCCCGCGCGGATGGCGGCCTGCTTCCCGTTGGAGTCGACCAGGTACTCGCGGACGAAGGCCGCCTGCTTCGGCGTCAGCCCACGCGCCGGCTCAGCCGGTTCCGTCCGGTCAGAGCTGGGGCTGGGCTTCCTAGTGCGCTCGCGTGCCACGGCGCCCAGTCTCCCGGGCAGCGTGGACAGCGTCCGGAGGGGCTGGCCCCTCCCAGTCGCTTTGGACTTTTACCGGCGCCCCTAGAGACTCAATCCAGCGCCTCATTGGCGTCGTCGTCTTCGGGCTCAGAGGGACGCTTGAATGGGGGTTCCCACTCCCATTCCTCAACGACCGAGAGGTAAACCGGGTGGTGCTTCAGGCGCGACGACGTACCCAACGCAACGAAGGAATGATGGAGCTGGCGGAGCGCCTGTCCCATCATGTTCTCCGCGCTCGCGGCCTGTCCTTGGCGGGCGTACTTGACGACCCCGTTCACGAGCATGGTGATGACCTGAGAGAGGTCATCGGCAATGTTCTCCCCATCCCGCTCCGTGCCACCGGGCGTCGGACCGGTCCGACCGCAGATGGTGCACGTTACAGGAGCCCCTCTGTTCGGAATCCGTGATGCGAAAAACTGTGCGCCACGCCGTTCGACTTGGCATCCGAAGGCGCTGATGTCACGCCATGCAATCGTGGCGGCACGCATCATCCACGGTTCGCATCCAGCAGCATCACCGTGCCATGCGTGGTTAACGGTCCCGTGAATGAGCGACTCCGCAATCTCTTCGAAGTCGCCAACCAGGTCCTGAAGCCTCGCTGGAGCCCCATCCTTTCGGCGGGAGAGAACGCCCCCGCATCCACGACAGACCCTCTCATCGTGTGGCTCTGCCTTGAATTCGCCTGAAAGACCCGACTGCTGGCCCAGAGCCTTCTTCTCGGGCGAGGGGAGCCCCGCGGCCAGAACATCCGCTCTTGCAGCGGCATACAACTTGCCGGTCTTCGCCATGTGGGCGCGAATCCGGTCCTTGAGGTCCTTCTTCTTGGTCATGGTCGCCGTCCTTGACGCTGTGCGCGACGGACCCATGCTCCTCGCTCACAGCGCAGGAGGCACCGCAATACCCAGCCCGAGAAGAAGACTCCCCTTTGCCCCGCAAGCAATGGCCACGCATGGGATGGCCGTCTGGGGTTACGCGTGGGTGGACGCGCTGAAATAACCGTAGCGCCCGCTCTTCGCCCTCGCAAGTCGATGCTCTGCCTGACTTGTCGCCTATGGGCACACCTCTGGCCAGAACTCGAGCTGCGCTCCTGAGCGGTCTTTCCGGGCCCGGGGCGCGGGCGCCAACTCGGGGCGCAGGAGCAGCGCTCGCCCGTAGGCCACAGCTGCTTTGCGCAGCCTGTCCCTTGCCCGCGCGAAGGACTCATCATCCCCGTCATCCGCATCCGCGTACGCCAGGGCAGCAGCCGTCAGGCGTTCCCACGGGGAGGAGTACGCCTCGGCGAGGGGCGTCTCTAGGGATTGCTTACGCGTCACGCGTTTGAGGTGGCCCCAGCACCGCTTGTGCCGTGGTGCCGCGGGACGGCCGCAGCCCTCCGAGCACAGTGGCTGACCCGCACAGGAGGTCATGGCACACCGCCCTTCCGGAAGGCAGGCTTCACCAAGTCCGCGAGCGAGCGAGGAAGCCCGCCAGTCTGCGGGGCCTTCTTCGCAGCACGCGGCCGGGTCGGACGCGCGGCACGGGGCTCCAGCGGGGCGGGTGGCGGAGGCGGTGCCAGAGCATCCTGGGCTCGGACGGCCACGGCGAGTTCGTCGTCCCCCCAGGCCAGTTCCACCAGCACGCGGGGCTCGCCCTGCAGCTGCGCGTACACCCACCGGACGAGAGGCGAGGCGTCGTCCACGCGGAGCTGCCGGGCCACCTCGTCGCGGACGGACTTCAGCGCCGACGGGAGGTTGTCGTCCCGATCCAGCCGACGGGGCGCGACGCGGGTGAGGCGGACCACCAGGAGGGCCGGCCCCATCCACCCGGGCCAGAGCAGCCCCGTGGTGTCGCGCTGCCCCTGCGCGCGGCGGTGCCGGGCCATGGGGTGCTCGCGCTGGTTGGTGGGGTTCTTCGTCACCACCGGTACCTCGAAGGTGATGCGGGAGCACGTCATGGCTGCCTCCAGTCGCCCCGGGCCACCACCAGCCGGCGCACGTGGGCGCGCAGTTCGGCGGCGGGCACCACTTCCACCAGCCGCCTGTAGAGCGTGTTCTTCGCCTTGCCGCGAACTCCCCGCGCGGCGCCAACCTCGTCCAGCAACGCCAGCGACTCCTCGCGCCAGAGCAGGCGACAGGTGTTGTGGGCGCAGGGGTCTGGGTTGGGGAGAGCGGGCCGGGCTGCATGGAAGCCGTCCCGGCTGGCGATGACGATGCCCCACCAGGCGGGCAGCAGCGGCAGCGCCGCGTCCAGGTGCCGCAGGCCCACGACCAGCGTGCACCGGTCCATCACCTCACCGTAGCGCCACACCTGGACAGGCAGGCGCTTCAGCGTGTCCGCGTCCGCCTTCACCTCGTACCCGTGCAGGCAGTCCGCCGAGATGACGGCCACGTCCACGCGCACATGCCCGTGATGGAGTCCCATCTCCTCTAGCACCTGCGACCCAGGGTGAGCAGCGCGCAGGCGGGCCACCAGCCCAGGGCGGACGTCTGCGTCTCGTCGGCAGCTCATCGAGCACCTCCCGAGGACACCTGTGCGCAGAACTCGAGGACGCGGGCCCGGAAGCCGTCGAGCTGGACGGCCAGGCGGGCGGTGCTCGCGCGCAGCTCCGCTACCAGCTCAGCCTCGACGACGGTCGCGCGGCTGTCCTCGTGCCACCCGACCACGCCGTGGCCCTCAGTCTCACGCCGGTAGTCCGCTCCGTACGCAGCACGGCACTCCTTCTTCCCGCACACGAAGCGCTGGCGCGGGCTGAGCGGGCCCTTGCAGTACACACACCGCCCCGCCGCCACCGATTCGCGCAGGCGGCGGATGAAGCGGGGCTGGCCGTAGGTCCGGGTGGCACAGGCTGTCACGATGCACCTCCATGCAGCTCAAGCGTGAGCCGAGCGCGCCACTGCACCGACGCGCCAGCGCAGCATGCGCTGATGGCATGAAGCACGGTGACGTTCCACTCTTCGGCGGGGAGCCACTCCGACTGCCCTTCAAGTTGATGTGGAGGGCATGTCGCCCCCGGTCTCACAGACGGACGCTCAGCGCGCTCCGTCGCTGGCCGGGTACGTCAGGACGAGGCGCACCTCGGCCGGTGGAGCACTGGAGAATAGAGGTTGAGGGCGTATGCAGGGCATCGAGGCTCCGTATCCCTGCGCGCGGACGCAGGGGCGCCATACTGGCGGCCCCAGCGGCGCTTTCCCGGTGTCCCTGGCCTGTGCGGGATCGGCCGTCTTTCCCGGCCGGGCTCGTCTATTTGTGGAGAAGAGGCGGCGAGGACTCGGCGCTTGACGTCAAGCATGGCTGCGGTCGCTCGCAGCACAGAAACCAACATCGCCTTAACATGCACCATCGCAGTAGGCTGTGCGCCAGTACACTTCCGACCGAGCGGGCCATGTCCAATCTTCCGAATATCACGATACAAATATCAAAACACACCGATCAGGAATTAATCAACAGACTACTGAGCGCCCTGCGGGCTTGCGATCTGCCATTTCGCGAGGCAAGCATGCAAACCGAGCTTGGCAGTTCACTACGCATGCCTGGAGACGGGAGCCCACCCGCTGGCGAGCTGGCAGAAACGCTCGCGCTAAATGCATTCTCCATTTCAAGTTTTCAATTCTCATTTGCCCAGAACCTGTACGCCACAATAAGCAGACAGGCAGGCAGCCCGACTGACGCTCTTACCTTGAACCTGGGCAACTATGGTTCCAATCCGGCGCAGGCAACAAAAATCCAGATTACAAACCTAGTGCATCGCCTACGCGAGAACCTACGCTCCACGGACTTTCTGTCCGCACAAGGGCTTAGGTCAATAATCACTCCTGAACTTCAGCGCCACTATGAACTCCGCGAGGCCGCAATTTCACAGCTTGAATCAACCATCAACCGCATAGCGAGCCAATTAACCCAGGACGCGCGAAATGTACGCAGTCAACTCGAAAGCGAGTACCAGTCTCGTGCGACTCAACTACAGGAAGAGCACGCTCAGCGCAGGCGGCTGCTCGATGAAGAAATTGCCAAAGAGAGGGCAAGCATCGCAGAGAAAGAGACGGCTATTAGTGAGAAACTAAAAGAGGTCGACGACAGCAAGAGTACGCATGCTCGAAGGCAACTTAGGCAGGATCTAAAGAAGGAGCTTGCCAAAAGAAGTGAAAAATTTGAGTTAACGCAGGGCACCCGCGGGCTTCGCCTTCCAGTTCTTATTTTTACGTCTGCGTTGCTTCTGATTTCTCTTGGAGGGGTTGTCGCCTATTCATATATTAGTTTCCGACAACTTACCGGGGGGAGTCCGACCTCTTCACTTGATCTTATTACCACTACTGCAAAACAACTGGCATTTGCGGTCGCCTTTGCGAGCACCTCCGTATTCTTTCTTCGCTGGAATAACCGCTGGTTCCAATCTCACGCCGATGAGGAGTTTCGTCAGAAGCGATTCGATCTAGACCTCGACAGGGCAAGTTGGGTTGTGGAGATGGCGCTGGAGTGGAAGGAGGAGAAAGGGACGGAGATCCCGAATGAGCTGCTCAATCGGCTTTCGGATGGCCTGTTTGTTGCCGTTGACGTCAAGAGAGACGAGCCACTCCATCCTGCAGATCAGCTCGCCTCTGCCATATTTGGCGCCTCTGCTGGTGCGACTATTGAACTCCCAGGTGGAACAAAAGTGGAACTTGATCGCAAGGCCATAAACCAACTCAAGAAGCGGTGAGCATGGTTTCTGGCTGGATAGCCGGCGGTGCCTGTTGCGACGTCACCCACGCATTGACGTTCTCCCCAGTCCAGGTGCGGACCTCCGCCTCCACCCGCGCGCAGCATCGCGGGCAGAGGGCGTGGCCCCACGCCTCGGTGCAGCTGATGCCGCCGCACCCGGTGGCGCACGCGATGCGCGGCGGCTCCTCGCCCCGCCCCACCGCGAGGGCGGCCCGGCGGCGGGCGTCAGCGGCGCTGACGGGCACGGACGGTAGGCTCCCGTCAGCGGGAACATCCTGCCCGGGCACGTGCCGGCGCCATACCTCCGGTGCGATGAAGGCCCGCGCCGGGCACACAGGGCGACGGCCCTGGCCCCACGCGTCCTCCAGCCATGCCAGCCACGCCCCCCGAAGACGCTCCTCGTCGCCGCCCACTGCGGCGAGCGCCTCCGCGTACCAGGTGCCCCAGCCGGAAGGCGCCGCCTCGTGGACGGCCCCCGGGAAGCGGGCGACGCGCGCCTCCTGGCACCACGCGAAGAAGGCCTTCTCCGGACCCAGCGGCGAGTCGTCCATCCACGCGCGCTTCCGGCGGACAGCGGGCGGTACCGGCGCGCGGGCCGGAGGGGACATGTCCCCCGGGGGGACGGAGGGGGACGCGTCCCCGGGGGACGGGGGATGGGGGACGGGAGACGCCTCGCGCGCGTCTTCAGCAGCAGCTTCTTTCTCTGCTTTCAGTCTTGCTCTCTTCTTCTGCTTCTTGCGCCTGTCTCTCTCTCGCAACCGCTCCGACTTCGTCGTCGCTGTTGCTGCTTCCCCCCTACCCCCCTTCATGTCCCCTCGTCCCCGGGGGACATGCCCCCCTGCGTCCCCAGGGGACGGGGGGACGGCGAAGGGGACAGGAGGGGACGCGGCAGGAGGGGACACCGGCACCTGCGCCGGGACGCCAGCGGGCCGGGACTCCAGCGCCTGGGCGAGCATCTCCAACGTCTGCTGGAGCAACTGCTCCATGCGCACCCGGGACGCGCGCTCCTCGGCCAGGGCCGCGAGCACCTCCTCCACGTGGGCACACGCGCATGAGCGCACCGCGACGTCCTCAGGCTCGCCGGAGCGCTCCTCGCGGACGCGCTGGGAGGCCTTGCCACCCCGGGGGGCGGGCAGCACCTGCGCGGCCAGCTCCGCGGTGACGACCTGGCCGGAGCGCAGCCGCACGTGGCCGGGCGGCACGTCGTCGGAGTCCTCGGTGAGAGCCGCGTCCTCGCGGCTGGAGCACGACGTCATGGGACTTCCCCTCGGGTGTCGGACTCGGTGGTGTCGGGCTCGCGCTCGTAGAGGCCCCCGGGGATGCGGCGCCACGTGGCCCGGTACCCGGGGATGGACACCTCCACGCGCTGCGGCCGGCTGCCGGTGCCGTCGAGCACGCGGTAGCCGAACTGGCACGTCAGGTGGCGCAGCTCGCAGGTGGCGCGGCCCTGGGTGCCTCTCCCCTGCTGCTTGTCCTCGGGGCAGCTCATGGGCGGCGTGCCTCCTGCGCGCACGCGTGGGGCGGGCACGCCGGGTTGCCGCACCGGAAGGCGCGGCACACCGGGCACGGCGTCATCGCCCGGCGACAGGAGCACAGGCGCAGCACCCGCGCCTTCAGCCCCGGCGCGGGCGGCGCGCGGAGAGCGGCGGCCGCCTGCTCCTCGTACGCGCGCCACCGGGCGTCGTCGGCCTGCCGCACCGTGGAGTAGGCCGCGCGCACCTGGGCGCGCACCTCGTCCGGCAGCGTCCAGTAGAGGGCCGTCACGTCCGGCTCGCAGGCCACCGGCTCCGGCAGGGGCACCACATCGGCGAGCCATAGACCCACCGGGCCGGCGTACCAGGGCGACTCGCGCGGCGCGTCCGGGTACCGGGAGACGGCCTCCAGCCGCGCCACCGCCACCACCGCGCACGCGGGCAACTCGGCGGCCGGCGGCGCCCCCACTGCGCACCAGGTCGACATCCACGAGGCGAGCGCGGGCTCATACTCGGCAGCCGCGCAGACGGCCACGTAGCCGCCCAGGAAGGCGTCGGGCGGCGGCGCCGTCATGTTGAGCACGGGCGCGTTGCGGACCATGGCCGCCCACGCGAGGGGCTGGGGCACGGTGACGGCGAGGAGGGGCGCGCGCCCTGGGTGGCTGGCGCAGGCGCTCACGCCGCGTACCCCTCCAACTCCGGGTGGAACCAGAGGTCCGGCACGAGGCTCCAGCCGTACCCGAGCTTCGACTTCAGCGCGGCCTTCAGCTGCTCCTCCGTCCACACCAGCGCGCCGCCAGCGGGAATGCCGTCGCCCACCATGGAGCGCACGCGCGCGTCCGACGTGGAGACGAACTCCAGCGGCGCGCCGTCCACCACCGGAGGCAGGCCCTGGAGAACGGCCAGCTCCAACGTGGTGAGGGGCCGGTGCCAGCAGCCGGACAGCGGGGAGATGACGGCGGGAGCCAGCGCGCCCTTCGGCACCTCCCAGCCCTCGGCGAGCAGCGCCAGGGCCAGGCGGATGTCGATGACGAGACGGGGCGGCGGGCGCGGGTCGGCCACCGTCGCCGGGCCGTTGTCCACCTGGAGGCTGCCGGTGACGGTGCGCGCGGCGGCATCCCATTCCAGCACGCCATAGAAGCCGTTGCGGCAGGTGAGGCCCACGCCGAGCGCCTCCAGCGCGGTTCGCGCCCGGGAGTCAGCGAGCGCGGCCGGCGTGTTGCTACTGCTCACCGCTGCGGAGCCCGACACCGTGGAAGCCGGCTCCTCCTCGCGCAGCACGCCGAAGAGACCCGGCCGGCCCGCGTAGGTGCCGGAGCCCTTCGCCGTCTGCCCGAGCCCTAGCAGCTCGAGGACACGCTGGTCCGCGACGGAGGGGGCACCGGAGCCCGGCCGGGTGGCGGCCGTCACTGTGCCCGCGGCGCGGTCCCACCCCGCCACCGCGTACTTGTTCCGGTGCCGCAAGGGGTTGTCCGTGCCCATGGCGATGCCATCGAGGGCGCGCGGGTCCGCCACGGAGACAGGCGTACTGCCACCGGAGACGTACGGCATGCCGATGACGGTGCCGGCCGGGCCATCCCACCGGATGACGCCGCAGGTGCCCTTCCGCCCGTCCGCGCGTAGGGGCAACGCGTCCAGTGCCTGAGGGTCCGCGATGACTGGGCCGCCCGCCTGCACGTCCTTCGTGCCTGTCACCGTCTTTCCCGGCACGTCCCAGTCCTGCACGCGGTACTGGTCGGAGAAGCGTTCGACGCGCGCATGCGTGAGTGCGACATCCTCCAGCCCGCGCGGGTCCTGCACGGCCTTGAGTCCCATGCCGCCCGGGCCGGAAACGGTGGGCGCCGGCTCCGCCCAGGCCTGGACGGGCTCGCGGCGGAACACCTCGCGGCGCTGCTGGCCCGGCTGCACCGGGTTGCCGAGCTGCTCCTCGATGAGCTCGCGGAAGGGGCCCGTCTCCACGCCGGCGGGCCACAGCCCGCGCTGCTCCAGCCACGCAACCACACCACCGCGCGGAGGCAAGTCGCGCCAGTCCCCACCGGGGGGCACCAGCGCCAGGCGCACGGCGTTGAGCCACTCGATGCGCGGCAGGCGGTGGTGCTTCCCCGCGCGCGGGTCGTCCGGGAAGGGAAGCGGTCCGAGCACCTCCCCCACGCCGCGCAGGCGCTTCTTGCTGGGCATGCTCACCGGCACCGGGCAGCGCTTCACGTCCTTCCAGGTGATGGTGAGGCGCTGGCGGACCTGCGCGAGCCCCGCCTCCTCGCCCAGGTCGTGCTCCACCACCGACACCTCGTAGCCGGCACGCCGGCCGAGTCGGAGCACCTCCTTCAGGTTCTCCGGGCAACGGTGCCGGTACGCGGGCACGTTCTCGATGACCACCATGACGGGCCGCTCGTCGCCCTTCCACGCGGCGAGCACCTTGCGCGCGGCCTTCACGGCGAGCCGGTTCATGTCCTGGTACTTCTTCGTCGCGGCCCGGGCCTTCGAGGTGAGCCGCGAGGCGCCCTTGCACGGGGGCGACCACTTCATGAAGTACGGCGCGCGGGGCCCGAAGAAGGCGCGCAGCTCGCGCGGGCGCATGCGACCGATGTCGGCGCACAGAGCACGGGCGCCGGTGAGCTTGGTGAAGGTGTCGCAGCGCTCTTGCTCGAAGTCGATGCCGCCGACGTTGCGGACGATGGCACGGTGGCCGTCCACCTCTACCTGGGCGCAATCGGCACCGAAGGCGCCGACGCCCGCCCCGGAGAAGAGATAGCCGATGGTGAACTCGTGCTGACGGATGCAGCTCATGGACGGCTCCGGGTGAGGTGGGCCACGGCGCGCAGCACTGCGGCGAGGGTGGCGACGACGGCGCCAGCCGCGAGCGCGGCGGCATGGGAGGCGTGAGGCTCGACGCGGGCGAAGCAGACGCCCGTGCAGGTGCAGCACAGCGCCAGGGCGACGAGCCCGAGGGTGCGGGAGCGGCGGCTCATGGCGCCTCCTCGCCCAGCCCCCGAAAGAGGACGGGCTGCCGCGTGTACGGGACAAACGACTTCCCACGGGCGAGCGGGTGAAGCGGGCTGCCGTCCGAGGTACGGCCGAGGCAGTGGAGCTGGCGCTCCGCGGCGCGCGCGAACTCGAGGAGGTGCGGCACGCTGAGAGCATTGTTCTCGTGCGCGCCCCACGCGGCGATGACGAGCGCCGTTTCCGGGGCGGCCAGCAGCGCGGCCAGTACGGCGGTGTTGGCAGGGCCGACCGTGTCCACGCCTGAAGCGGCGGCAACAGCGAGCGCGGCGGGGTACGGGGTCCGGTATGCCTGGAGGTTGCCCACCACCAGCCCCGTGCACCCCCACGCCTGGGAGAAGCGCACGCACCTAGTCAGCGTCGGGTCGTCGCGGGTGCCGTCCGCGTCCGACGGGTTCGTCATGAGCCACAGCGCGACGCGCGGAACGGCCACGGCATCCCACGCGCGCCAGAGGCTGTAGCGGTAGGTCCCGCATGCGCTGAGGAGCGCCCCGGAGTCGAGGTAGTGCGCGCTCACCGGGCAACCTCCACGCGCTTGAACTCCACGCGCCACACCCACGGGCTCGCGTCCCAGGACTCAGCGCCGTTGAGGAACCGCCACAGCGATGCGAACGACTCGCGCGCGGTGGTGTGGTACGCGACGCCTTCGAAGTGCGGTTCCGGCTCGTAGTTCCGCCAGCCGTTCTCCGTCGGATGCCGCTCAACCCCCTCCGCTCGCGCGTCCTCCTCGGTGATGTCGTGGAGGCGCTCGACGCGCACGCTCACCACCTCCAGCGTCAGGCGGGAAGCCCAGCGCGGCATGAAGAGCGGGGTGACGTTCCCGCGCTTTGCCGCAGCCGGGCAGCGCCACGCCGCATCGACGCGCGCAAGGTCGGAGAAGAGCACGGCGCCATCAGCGGCGTAGGTGATTCTCCACCCTATGCGCTGTCCCAGCGACGAGGCCGCGGGCCGCCACGTTTCCTTCACCCATAGCCGGTCCCCGGGCTGGCCGTAGGGACAGACCACCGTGAGCGGCTCCACGTTGTCCCCCTTCAGCAGCGCGGCGTCGTTGGTCATCGAAGCGCGCTCGTAGGCAGGCCCCGGGACGCGTTTGCCGACCGGCGGGAAGCTCGCGGTGAGTACTCGCCGCGTCACCGTCTTCCGTCCGGCGAGGATGGCCAGCACCATGGGCGCCAAGAACAGCAGCGGCCGCTCACGCACGGGACACCTCCACCGGGAACTCGTCCCAGGTGCGCCCGTCCAGCTCGCGGCCGGCTGCCTTCTTTCCGACACGCCGCACGGTGCTGCCGTCCGGGAAGCTGTGGTGCGCGCCGGGGCCCGCCACCTCGCTCACCGAGACCCACTCGCCCCACTGCTTGAAGAAGAACGGCACGCCTACGGAGACGCACTCATCGCGCAGCGCACGCGCCCAGGCAGGGTGCATCGGCCGCGCTCCGTCCTGGGACTCGCCACCGCAGATGACCCAGTGGATGCGATCGGCCACCGGTGCGTAGCGGGGGCTGACCGTCTTCGGCATCGTCCCGTGCAGGCCAATGCGGACGGGGCCGAGGAGCGGCTCACACGACAGGAAACGCACAGCGAGGCGCGTGGCGATGAGCGCGGACACCCGCTCATCCGCGCGCTGCTGGTCCTCCACGGACACCCCTCCCCAGAGATTCGGGAGCGGGAGCTGAATGGGCGCGGTGGCGCGTTTCCGGAGCAGGCGCGGCTTGTCGGCCAGCATCTTCGCCATGACCACGCCCAGGCGGTGAGCGAAGTCCGGCGCGTTGAAGTAGTCCCGCATCCGCGCGGCGCGCTTCGTCAGCACCTGGAACGTGTGCTGCGGCGACATCGCCATCACCGCCACGATGCGGTCGACGTCGGAGAGCGCCAGGTTCTCATGGAACAGGTCGCTCATGCTGTTCACGAAGATGCGGCGCGGGCGCGACCACGCGAGCGGTTGGAACAACATCGCCTCCACCACCCGCACGGCGCCCGTCCACCGCGCGCCCGCAGGCGTGAACGTCGCCAGCCCCTCATAGGCCTGCCCCGGCCCGGAGAAGCGCGCCGCCATGCGCTCGGCATAGCAGCCGCCCTTGAGCGGGCCCGGTGTCCCGCCACCACACCCGGGAGACACCCGGGAGCAGCCGCGCACCGGGTTCCACGTCGCGTCCGTCCACTCGATAGCGCTCTTGTCAGCCACGGCGACCTCCAGACACCACGCGCAGCGTGGGTGTACGGCGAGGGTTGGACTTCCTGGGCGGGTACTCGCGGCGCAGCCGGCGGCGCTCCGCCCAGAGGGAGGCGGCCAGCGCCAGATGCAGCAGCGAGGCCAGGACGTCGAGGAGGCTGGAGGCGTCACGCAGCACGGGCGCCCTCCTCCACCGCAGCGACGAAGCCGGCCTTCGCGCGCTCGTGGAGCCCCGACTGCTTGTCGCGGAGCTGGCGCACCAGCCGGACGCAGCGGACGTGCCCACACGTCATGGCGGGCCGCTCGCGCGACTCCTTCAGCTGCTGGACGAGCGGCCTCGCCTTCCAGCACACGAGGCAGCCCCCGGGCTGCATGAGCTGCGCGTCGCGGTGAAGGCGCAGGAGCAGCAGGCCGGCGCGGGTGACGGGCGTGGTAGCGACGAGGTACGCCACGGCCAGGCGGCGCGTGGCGGGCGTGGTGAGGAGGCCGCAGCTCACGGCGCCACCTCCAGCAACTCGGGGTGCTGGCGCAGGTAGCCCTCGGCCACGGCCTTCCCGGACTCTGTGAGGCGCCACGAGCGCGCGACGCCAGGGAGCCACGTCAACAGGTGCCGCCTCTGGAGACGGAGGAGGAAGTCCTGAGCCCCGTTGGTGGACGCCCATCCGAAGCGCTCGCACATGTCGCGGATGCTCGGCGCGACCTCGTGCTCCGCCTTGAAGGCGTGGATGAAGGCGAGCACCTCCTGCTGGCGCTGAGTGGGGGCTCCACCTGCGGGGCCGTGCTCAGGCGGTGGACGGCGGTTGCAGGACGTCATGCCGCGCTCCTCTCCCAGTGGGGCTTCATGGACGCGGCCCAGCGCAGCGCGGCCTGCTCGGCTAGGGTCAGCACCTGGTGCGCGCGCTGGCGCGTAGCGCCGAACTCCGCGCCGATGGCTTCCAGGGTCTCGCCCTGGAGGTGCAGCAGGTAGGCGCGCACGGCCTTCTCGCGGACGGGTTGCGTCGTGCCGGGCCGCATATGCGCGCACAGCCGCTCGCCGATGGAGGCGCCGAGCCGACGCGCTTCCGCCGCCCGCTCCTGCGTGGGTGGGACAACGACGTTGAGCACGTCGTCGAGCGGCACCTCCTGGCGCTCGACATACGCCCCGTGCTCGTCGCGGACGACGCCGACCAGGGCCAGCCAGCCCCTGGCCACGAAGCGCTTCACGGGCCGCTGAGTGAACGTCCTGAAGGACGCTCCCCCATCCGGGCTCCAGCGCTGCGCCGCGTAGATGGCGCCCAACCACCCGTAGCTGGCGAGGTCGTCCTCGTAGCCGCGAGCCACGGGGTGGTGCCGGATGAAGCGATGGACAGCCCACCAGACGACTCGGCGGGCCCCGGGCACGAGCTGCTGCTCCGCGGCGGTGAGCGGGCGCTGAGTGGTTCTCATGACGGCCTCCGCGTGCTGAGCGTTTGTTGCTGGGCGCGCGGGTAGCGGGCGGCGAGCTCCCGCCGGCGCAGCTCCTGGGTGAGCACCAGGGCCGCGCTCTCCTCCGCGTCCTGGCGAGTGCGGGCATGCACCTCCACCTCAAGGCCGGGAGCGCGCAGGGTGCAGATGTGGCCGATGGGCCCACGCTGGCTGATGCTGCTGAAGTGGCCGGTGATGCTCACGGCGCCACCGCCTTCCCGGCCAGCGCGGGGTCGACGCTGCACTCCGTGCGCTCGCCGTTGGGGACCGCGGCAGCCAGCTCGGCGCGGAGGAGCGTGGCGAGCCGGGGCATCACCTCGCGACAGAAGCCGCGCAAGTCGGGGTGGTACCCGTAGACGCCAAACTCGCTGGCGTCACCCAGCCCGGTCCGGTCGTGCCACTGGAAGTACTGGTAGAGGTCCAACTCCCCCGCGTCGCGAGCCTCGGCCTTGACGCCTCCGCCGACGATGTCGGTGAGGATGTCCCACTCCTTGGCCGCCTCCGCCTTCGACATGTTGCCGTCGCGCCGGTATTCGAGAATGTGCTGCCGGATGCTCTTGAGCGTGGCCTCACCGTCGAACCAGTCGCGCCGGTCCAACTTGCTGCACACGTAGGAGTCCTGGCCCTCGAGCTGAGCCACGAAGGCGCGGAAGGGCATGCCCGGGTGCGTCCATCTGAAGGCGTAGCTGCCCCAGCCAGAGACAGCCGCGAAGAAGCCATCCGAGCGAAGGACGACGTCCGCCAGCCACTGGCCCTTCTCTCCGCGCACGCGGTGCTGCCACACGGTGGGGGCGCTCACAGGGCGCCTCCCGGGAGCCGCACCACCAGCGCGGTGCAGTTGTCGGTGCTGCCCTGGGCGAGAGCCCGGGCCACCAGCTCCTCGGCGGCCCAGCGCGCGCCGAGCACCGAATCCATCTCCCGGAGCACGCCGCGGACGCCCTCGGTGCCGAGCGTGTCGTGCACACCGTCCGTGGTAAGGGCGTAGACGTCCCCGGGCTGCACCTCCAGCTCGCGGACATCGGGTACCGGCGCGTTGTCCTCGTACCGCTGGCTGCCCAGGCAGCGCATGAGGACGTGCCGGGACTCCGGGTGCCGGTGGTCCTGGGTGAGCTGCTCCAGGACGCCACAGCGCAGGCGGTACACTCGGGAGTCGCCCACGTGCGCCACCACGGCCCGGGCGCCACGCACCAGCAGTAGCACCAGCGTGGTGCGGCAGTCGGTGCCCGTGCGGCGCTGCTCATCGAGGACGAGCTCGTGCGCGAGGCCCACCGCAGCGCGGGCGATGCCGGCCAGGTCCCCGGGCCCCGGCACGAAGTCCAGGACGGCCTGCACCGCGCGCTGGGCGGCGACATCACCGCCGGAGTGCCCGCCCAGCCCGTCCGCAACCGCGTACACCGCCGTCTCCGGACCGGGACGGTGCCCCACCGCGTCCTCGTGATAGGCGCGCCGCCCACGCTCGGTGCACGGCCAGACGTCGAACGTCGAGGTGCAAGCCGTCAC